CAAAGATAATAAGAGTTAAAATAGTTTATTCTTAGTTATTTTTTTGGTATAATTGTTTTATGAACATCATTAAAATTACAACAGACGATATAGATTTGGTTAAACCATATATGAACGATATCATGTCTTTTGATAATGGTTTGATTGAGATAATTGTTGGTTGGGATTTAGCTAAATCTAAGGGTGCTTCTATTTTAAATCATATAATTAATGATACTACTTACTGGACTTTTTCACCTAGAGAAAAGAGAAAAATTTTTGAAGAACATTTAAAAACTTTTTTAGAAGATTCACTAGAAAATATGACTAGTAAAATCAAAATAAATAATTTAAATCCATTAGATTTTAATACGGAAAAGGATTATTTAAATTATGTAAAAGAGAACGTTGCGGGATGTGACGGATATTTATATTCGAATAGACTTTATATTTATTGTGGTAAAACAATTCATCACATAGATATGGGTCTTTTGTCTTTTATTTCTTGGGATTTAAAGGATAAAATTACAGAATTAATAACATTAAAAAAATACGAAGAATTACCTAAAAATTTAGGTAAAATCGATATAAAATATATCCCGTACTTAAATGCAAAAGAAGATATTATTAGTCGCGACATTTATTAATTCGTCATCTCTAGATAAATTCCTATATAAAATATACAAATCCTTTGGTGTTAAAAAAAATTCAGTTTTTGTTTTTGAAACAGACACAGAAGATTTATTATTAACTTATAAAATATTTTTAGAATTCGACCAAAAAATAGACATTAGAAAAGAATTACCTAAGACAATACAAATACATAAAAAAGGTACAACATTTTTTACCATAAATGCTCTAAATAAATTAATCGAAAAAGAATTCAACCTAAATTCCGGCAATGTAAACTATTCTGAATATAATTTAGAATGGTCAAAATACGAAAACTCTATTATTTTAATTAAAAATAATGAATTAGATATTTTACAACTAAAGAAGAAGATTACTGAATAAGAGCATATTTATAAGAAAAAAGGGTTATGGAAGATAATAGAAAAAAAGAAAAACAACTTCAGGATAAACTGAATAACTTCCTAAAGAATAATGATAATGATTGTGACGGTGAGGAATGTTTAATTAAAGACCCACAAGAAATAGTTCAAAGAGAACAGAAAAAAATTATCACTAATGATGGAAGACAATTACTTAGTGAATATACAAGATATTAAGAAATGGCAAAAACTAAAATCAACGAAGACTTAGAAAGGTTTAAAAAACTTTTTGGTTACAACCCGTCTAAGGGTAACGAATTAAATGAAGTTAGAAGACACACATATTCTATAAATGAATATGGTGATTATGCTGATGACGATGAAGAAGGTACTGATACTGAAGAAGATGCTGGTACTGAAGAAGAAAACACTGATTTTGATTTTGGTGATGAAGGCAATCCTGAAGATACCGAAGGGACTGATGATTTTGGTACGGAAGAACCAACTGAAGAACCTGAAGAAGAAACTGATGAGTTTGGTACCGCAGATGAATTTAGTGCTGTTGATGAATTAGAAGATGAAGATTCTGATGTTGAAGAAGTAGATGTTACAGACATCATCAAAAAATCTGACGAAGCAACAGAATTTGCTAGACAAGCTTTAACTGTTGGACAAGAGAATGGTCAGTTCTTACAATCTTTAACTGATAAACTATCTAATCTTGAGTCACAAATAATGAAGATGGACACAATAGCTTCTAAAATTTCTAAATTGGAACAAGATATTAAAACTCCTGAAGAAAAGTTAGAACTTCGTTCATTAGATAGTTATCCATTTAATTTGAAACTTACTGACTATTGGTCAGAAAAGGCGGCACAAAATAAACATTATGATATTTCTGGTGGTGAATCAAATGTTAATGGTAAAGAAGTTGAATATAAATTAACACCAGAAGATATTGACGATTTTGATGATGTGAATGTTAAAAATTCTTTTGTACCTGAATCTTACAATCGAAAAAAAAGAGTTTTAAAAGAAGGTGAAGAAGAACAAAATATTGCTAAAAGTAAAATTGAATCAATTTTCAGGAATTTATCAAAAGAAGATAAAGAAGAAGTTATAAAATCACTGTCTCGTAAAGAAATTACTAGAGATGAGGTTTTGAAAAATTTTAAAAAAAAGTAATAAAATAAAAAAAAGTAATAAAATAAAAGAGGTTTAAAAGACCTCTTTTTTGTTTACTAATGGTAATGTTTTACCTATAATTAACACATAACATAATTTATTAATTAACTAAAAAAAAAGTAACATGGGTGTACTAGACGCAATTGCGAAACAGTATGAAAAAAACAAAACTGGAAACAGTGGAGGGAGTACTTCATACGAACAAGACTTCAGTAAATATTTTGCTGTTAGACTTGAAGACGGACATGATAGTGGAGAGTCTACTATCAGAATTATGCCACCTAAGAATGGTGTTCATCCCGTTAATAAAGACGGTGATACTCCTTTTGATGAAGGGCATTGGCACAGTGTTAAAGTCGGTGGTAAGTGGAGAAAAATCTACTGTAGAAAACACAACGACGGAGAACAATGTCCACTTTGTGATGTTTCTGATGATTTGTTTAAATCATGGAAAGAAACTGGTAACAAAACAGACAAAGAGTTGGCAACTCAGTATTCAGCTAAAAAATTCTATTTAGCTAGAATCATTGATAGAGCTAACGAAAAAGATGGGATTAAATTTTGGAGATTCCCACACAACTACAAAGGTGAAGGTGCCTTAGATAAAATCATCCCTCTTTTCACTAAGAAAGGTGATATTACTGACCCTAGAGAAGGTAGAGATTTAACTATTATTATCGGTAAAGATAATAAAGGTTATGCTAAGATTACTTCTATTATGTCAGAGGACCCATCAGTATTGACTGACCCCAAATCTCCAAACGCTAAAGAATGGATGGGTGATACATTGACATGGAAAGAGATTTATAAAGCTCAACCATTGGATTATGTACAACTTATTGCAGATGGTGAAACACCTATGTGGGATAAAAATCTTGAGAAGTTTATCGCTAAAGGTGATGACAGTGAAACTGAATCTTCTTTCAAGACACAACCATCAGCACCAGTACAAAAAGCAAAAACATCATCAGCTAAAGATGATGATTACGATGAAGAAGAACCGTTTTAATTAAATTTACATGGCTAAGAAAACAATATCAAAAAAAGAGTTTTCTTTGGATTCTATTTCAGATAGATTCTCATCGAAAACCAAATATAAACCCGATACTTTTATCGATTTAGGTAAAGTGTTCCAACAAGCGACAGGAGTTCCTGGTCCCGCTATTGGACACTTAAATGTATTCTTAGGACATTCTGATACAGGTAAGACCACGGCACTCATTAAGAGTGCCATTTGGTGTCAGAAGAACGGAATTTTACCAATCTTTATTATCACTGAAAAGAAATGGAGTTTTAAACACGCCCAATTGATGGGGTTTGATTGTACTGAGACTGCACCAGGTGATTGGGGTGGGTTCTTTATTTTTAAAGATGACTTTGAATATATCGAACAAATTACTGATTACATGAATGAAATTCTTGAAGCTCAAGCTAAAGAGAAATGGGAAAAAGATGGTAAACCATTAGACATTTGTTTCTTTTGGGATTCAGTTGGTTCTATTCCATGTAAGATGACTTTTGACGGTAAGGGTGGTAAGATGCATAACGCTTCAGTATTAGCTGATAAAATCGGTATGGGTCTTAATGGTAGAATTACGGGTTCTAGAAAAGAAACTAGTATGCATACTAACACTTTAGTCATTGTTAACCAGCCTTGGGTAGAGTTACCTGATTCACCAATGGGTCAACCAAGAATTAAAATGAAAGGTGGTGAAGCTATTTATCTTAACAGTACTCTAATTTTCTTGTTCGGTAGTCAAAAAAATGCTGGAACAAACAAATTGAAAGCTACTAAAAACGGTAGAAGTATTAATTACGGAACTCGTTCCAAAATTTCAATCCTTAAAAATCACGTTAATGGAATTGGGTATCAGGATGGTAAAGTAATTGTAACACCTCATGATTTTATTGAGGATACTAAAGAGGCAGAAAAAGACTACAAAGATGAACACGCTGATTATTGGATTAGCATGTTTATTAAAAGTGGACTTGGAGAAGTTGATGAAAACGATTTGGATTTTGCTATTGAAGAATCTGAAAACGATTTTGAAAACGAAGAAATTGACGGACTTATTTAAAGAATACCAAAGATGAAAATTAATTATAATGTATTGAAAGTACTTAACGAACAAGCTTTGACATCATCAGGTGACCAAATGACTTGTTTTTGGACAATCCAAAGTGGAGTTGAAAAATTACTACATGGGGAAACAATTACTGATATGCAAAAAAAATTATTATTTGAGGTAGGTGTTCTTGAAGAATCCGAAGATGAATTAAATAGAAGAAATATTGTAGGACCTTTTAAATTCTCGGAAGATGGGTCTACGAACTCCTAAGAGTAAACCTAAAAAAACAAAAACACTAATTGTCGATGGTAACGTTCTTATGAAACGTTCTTATAACGGAGCTAAGAACGTTTACCATAAAGACAAACACATTGGTGGTATATCTGCTTTTTATAGTACTTTACGAAAATTAATCTCTGAACATAAGATTGATAAAGCTGTAATCACTTGGGACGGTGAAAGAGGTGGTACTTTGCGTTTAGATTATTATCCTGAATACAAAGAAAACAGACCTAGATTTTTTGACCAAGATTACGAAATCCAAAAACTCAGAGTTAAACAATACGCTGAGGACCTTTTCATTAGACAATATGAACATCCCGATGTTGAATCAGATGATTTAATAGCTTTCTATTGCCAAAACAGAAAGAAGATGGAGGAGGTTATGATTTACACTAATGATAGAGACCTTTGCCAATTGATTAATGAAAACGTTACAATATTCTTAGCAGATAAAAGAATGGAGGTTGGTATAGGTAATTACCAATGGTTCTTTGAACACCATTATTCAAATGCTGGGTTAATAAAGATGATTGAGGGATGTAAAAGTGATAACGTTAAGGGTATTGATGGTGTAACTGAAAATACACTCTTAACACACTTCCCACAACTAAAAGAACGTAACGTAACATTAGAAGAAATATTCGAATCAAGTAAACTTATACAAGAAGAAAGAACGACACCACTAAAAGCATTAGATAACATCTTAAACGGTGTATCTAGAGGAGTCCATAAAGGACCATTCTATGAAATAAATAAAAAAATAATTGATTTAAATAACCCTTTATTACCTGAAGAGGCTAGAGAATCAATTAGAAATTTAGTAGAATTACCATTAGACCCCGAAGGTAGAGATTACAAAAACGTTTTAAAAATGATGATAGAAGACGGAGTAATGTATGTAATACCTGGAGGTGAAAACGGTTACCTAAATTTCATGGAACCATTTATTAATTTATTAAAAAAAGAAAAGTTAAACTTTAAAAACCAAAAAAAATGAAAAAATTTGAATTTGTATTGTACATTAATGGGAACATTATCTGTCAAAGATTTTTCGCAATCAAAAATTTTAATAACAAAATTTTAAATTCTTTAGAATTAACTGATTGTGTAAATGATTGTGTAAAACTTATTGAGGACGACCTCAAAGAAAAAACCTATGAATACTTGTACAAAAATTACAACCCTTACAAAGAACAAACCAAAGAAGAAATCCTAGTTGAAAACATTTATGATAATGAAGACATTTTTGATTTTGAAATTAAGATTGATGAGAAATGTGTGGTTAAAAAGAGGTTCTCTGGTAACGTTTATCCACAACGTGTAAGATACTCTGTGGATGTTCGTAAAATTATTCCTGCCTTAATCAAAGAAATACAAGAAGTATTTTCTTTAGAAAATTTTAGTGTGGAATATAGTGGAATTGCACTGTAAATATATACTTATTATTATAAATGTTGGGTATGAGTAAAGAAGTTACATTAGGTTATTTAGGATATAAGTTTCAAACAGAGTTTATTAATCAAATTCTACATCCAGCAAATAAAAAATTCTCAGATAGAATTATCGATATTGTTCACGCGAAATATTTTGATAATGAGTATTTCAGGTTGATTATTGCCACAATAAAAGATTATTTTGAAAGATTTGAAAAAGTTCCTGCTTGGGATACATTAGAAACTATTCTAAAAGTAGAAATTAAGGATAAGATAACCCAAGATTATGTGTTTGAAATCACAAAAGAAATAAGAAATCTAGGTGTTGAGGATTGGGAATTTGTTCAGGATAAAGCCTTAAATTTCTGTAGACAACAAGAACTTAAAAAAGCCAACGATAAGATATCAAAAATTATTGATGACGGTGATTTTGATAAGTATGAAGAGTGTGCAGATATAATGAAAGAAGCTCTTTCCATCGGAGCTGAAAAAGATGATGGGACATCAATTACCGAAGGTTGGGATACAGTGTTACAAGAGGATTTTAGACATCCAGTTCCTACGGGAATAAGTGGTATCGACGAATTAACTGACGGTGGTTTATCACGGGGAGAATTAGGGGTTATTCTAGCACCTTATGGTGTTGGTAAAACAACAATTCTAACCAAAATAGCAAATACCGCATATAATGTGGGGTATAATGTTTTACAAATTGTTTTTGAAGACATACCTGATGTTATCAAAAGAAAACATGCCGCTTGTTGGAGTGGGATAGAACTTAACTCTCTATCTGACGAAGAAGAAAGAGTCATGGAAGTAATTAAAGAAAGAACAAATGGTAAAGAAAACGATTTAGTTATTCGAAAGTTTTCGTCTGAAGGAGTTACGGTTAATCACCTTAAAACCTACGTAAGACATTTAATTTCAGTTGGGTTTAAACCTGACATGATTGTATTAGATTACATTGACTGTGTTGAATCGGCAAGAAGATATAACGATGAATGGTCAGGTGAGGGTAACGTCATGAGAGGTTTTGAATCCATGTTAGCTGAATATGGTATGGTGGGATGGACAGCGGTTCAAGGTAACAGGGCGTCAATCTCAGCTGATGTAGTAACAGGGGACCAAATGGGTGGGTCAATTAAAAAGGCTCAGATTGGTCACTTTATAATGTCTATCGCAAGAACTCTAACACAAAAAGAAAACAATAGAGCAACGATAGCGGTTTTAAAATCTAGATTCGGTAAAGATGGTGTTATCTTTGAGGATTGTACGTTTGATAATGGTCGAGTATTCATTGATACAGAAACTTCAGACACTTTCTTAGGTTATGAGAGAAAGGTTGAGGAAAGAAAAGATGAGAATGTTCGTGAAAGATTGAAGATGGCAAAACTCAGAAAAAAACAAAAAGATACTGAAGAAAGTATTAATTAATAATTAAAAGTTTATAAAAAATTTAAAAAATGGAATTATCAAATCAGATTCTATCAGACATTACTGTCTACATGAAATACGCTAAGTATTTACCAGAAAAACAAAGAAGAGAAACTTGGGAAGAGTTGGTGACAAGAAACAAAGAAATGCACCAAAAAAAATATTCTCATTTAAAAGAAGAAATTGAAACCGTTTATAAAATGGTTTATGACCGTAAAGTTTTACCATCCATGCGTTCATTACAGTTTGGGGGGAGACCAATTGAAATCTCACCAAACAGAGTTTATAACTGTGCTTTCTTACCGATTGACCACATTGATGCATTTCCAGAAACAATGTTCTTATTGTTAGGGGGTACAGGTGTAGGTTATTCAGTACAAAAACACCACGTTGATAAGTTACCTGAAATTAGAAAACCAGACCCAAACAGAACTAGACGATATGTAGTTAGTGATTCAATTGAAGGATGGGCTGACGCAATCAAAGTTTTGATGAAATCTTATTTTGGGGTTAATTCATCAACACCTATCTTTGATTTCTCAGACATCAGACCAAAAGGAGCTTTATTGGTTACATCAGGTGGTAAAGCACCAGGTCCACAACCACTTAAAGATTGTGTTCACAATATTAAAAAAGTGTTGGATGCTAAGGTAGATAGAGAAAAACTAACAACACTAGAAACACATGATATTGTATGTCACATTGCTGACGCAGTATTAGCTGGTGGTATCAGAAGAGCAGCACTTATCTCATTATTTTCAGCTGACGATGATGAAATGATTTCGTGTAAATCAGGACCTTGGTGGGAACTTAATCCACAAAGAGGTAGAGCTAATAACTCAGCAGTTCTATTAAGAAACAAAATCACTAAAGAATTCTTTATGGATTTGTGGAAAAGAGTCGAGTTATCTGGAGCTGGTGAACCTGGAATTTATTTTTCTTACGACAAAGATTGGGGAACTAACCCTTGTTGTGAAATTGCTCTTAGACCTTATCAGTTCTGTAATCTTTGTGAGGTTAACGTATCAAACATTGAATCACAAGAAGACTTGAATGAGAGAGTTAAAGCGGCAGCATTTATTGGTACGTTACAAGCTGGTTACACAGATTTTCATTACCTAAGAGATGTATGGAAACGAACTACCGAGAAAGACGCCTTAATCGGGGTATCAATGACAGGAATTGGTTCAGGTGTTGTATTGGGTTATAATATGACTGAAGCTGCTGAAATGGTTAACGCTGAAAATGAAAGAGTAGCTAATTTAATTAATATTAATCCTGCAGCAAGAACAACAACTGTTAAACCAGCTGGTACAACATCATTAACACTTGGAACTTCTTCAGGTATTCACGCTTGGCATAACGATTATTATGTTAGAAGAGTTAGAGTTGGTAAAAATGAGGCTATTTACACATACCTTTCTATCTACCACCCTGAACTAGTTGAGGACGAAGTATTTAGACCACACGATACAGCAGTTATTTCTGTACCACAAAAATCACCACTAGGCTCAATCCTTAGACATGAGTCACCTTTTGAACTTTTGGAAAGAGTTAAAAAAGTATCACAAGAATGGATTAAACCTGGACATAGAACAGGACAAAATACACATAACGTTTCAGCAACAATTTCATTGAAGGATGAAGATTGGGATTTGGCAGGTGAATGGATGTGGACTAATCGTAAATTCTATAACGGATTGTCAGTTTTACCTTATAATGGAGGTACCTACCAACAAGCTCCTTTTGAAGATTGTGATGAGGAAACTTACCATAGAATGATGAAATCTCTATCTAACATAGATTTATCTAAAGTAGTAGAACTTTCTGATAATACTGACCTTAGTGGTGAGTTGGCTTGTAGTGGTGGAGCAGGATGTGAAGTGAAGTAATATTCATAACTTTATATAACATCATAAAAAGTAATGGTTAAAAATTAAACCCCTCACACGAGGGGTTTTTTATGCTTAAAATTTACATTTCATATTTATGGTATAAATTGTATAATTGAATATTTATAAATAAAAAGAAATGGCAGAAAGGTTTATAAACATAGCATTCCCATTTAGGGATGACGATACGAAAAACTATTTTCTTAAAATGAATAAGAATAGTTATGATGCTATTAAATCTGATTTATTACATCTTTTATTAACAACACCAGGGGATAGATTATATCTACCCGACTTTGGTACAAATCTAAAACAATTTCTATTTGAACCAAACGACAATCAAGTTAGAGATGACATTAGGAACGAAGTTCAAAACGCAGTTAGTAAATACATACCAAATTTAACAATAACAACATTAACTGTAGATAGACCCGATAGTAGTGAATACAATGGTAAGGGAGACCATTCCGCGGTAGTAAGGATAGATTATATTGTAACAGAAGGGGCATTAAATAAAGTAGATTTTGTAACTATCACAGTTTAAATAAAAAAAAATATGGCAACACAAAGTAAAAAAATAAATTATTTTGCGAGGAACTTCGCTGATGTAAGAACCGAACTAGTTAATTTCATTAAATTATATTACCCAGAAGTATTTTCTGATTTTAATGACGCATCAGTAGGGATGATGTTATTAGAGTTAAATGCGGCTGTTGGAGATATGTTATCCAATCACACAGACCGAATGTTTAACGAAACTTTTTTGGATTATGCACAAGAAAGAAAAAATGTTTTAGCTATAGCAAGAACATTGGGGTTAAAAGTACCAGGTCTAAGACCTAGTATTACTTTAGTAGATTACTCCGTTGTAGTACCTGTATACGGTGATACATGGGATATTAGATACGCACCAACGATTAGATACGGTTCACAAGTTTTAGGTGGTGGACAAGTATTTGAAAATTTAGAGGATATAGACTTTTCTTCACCTTATACTGTAGGTGGTACACCTAATAGATTAATTCTACCTAACATAGATGATAATGGTACATTACAAAATTATACTATAGTTAAAAGAGAGTTAGTAATTAATGGTTTAACGAAAATCTTTAAAAAGAGTATCTCACAAAGTGAGTCAGTACCTTTCTTTGAAATATTTTTACCTGATACAAACGTACTTTCAATTGAAAGTATAATAAATCTTGAAGGTACAAATTATAGTAATAACCCAACAATAGACCAGTTCATTGACCCAGATTTAAGATGGTATGAAATGGATTCGTTAGCTGAAGATAAAGTTTTTATTGAAGACACTAGTAGAACTACTGATAATGAAGCGGTTAAACCTGGTAAGTATGTTCACACAACAAGAAAATTTGTTAGAGAATTTACTGATAATAATTACTGTAAATTAACTTTTGGTAGTGGTGTTAGTACAGACGATGAACAATTACAAAACATATCTACAACTGGTATAAAAATAGGTGACTTTATAAATACTACAGCTTTAGGTGAAATAATTAAACCAAACACAACCTTATTTATTAGATATAGAGTTGGTGGTGGACCTAGTAGTAATATAGGACCTAATGCTATAAACGCAATTGGTAATGTTACTTTAAATGTAAATGGACCCAACACACCAACAAATCAATCGGTAATAAGGTCGTTAAGAGTTAATAACCCAATTCCAGCAATAGGTGGAGCTGGGGTACCTTCAGTTGACCAAATAAGACAATATACAAAGTATAATTTTGCCTCACAAAATAGAGCGGTTACTATTAAAGATTATGAAGCTATTTTAGCTAAAATACCTGGTAGATACGGCTCACCTTATAGACATAAAATAGCTGAGGAACAAAATAAAGTAATTATTTATACACTAGGTTTAGATGCTTCAGGTAAGTTAACAAACCAATCTACTAATACTCTAAAAGAAAATATAGCAACTTGGTTATCAGATTATAGAATGATAAATGATTACGTATTAGTTGGTGATGGTAAAGTAGTTAACCTAGGATTTGAAATAGACTTATTTATAGATAAACAGATTAATCAATCAGAATTAATTAATAACGTTATTACTAGTGTTAAAAATTATTTTGATGTTAAGAAGTGGGAAATGGGTGATAATATTTATATCGCTCAATTGGTTGAAAACATTAATAATGTTGGTGGTGTACTAAATGTTATTGATATAAGAGCTTACAATTTAATAAGTTCTCCTTATTCATTAAACCAAACATCACAAAATTTCATACCAGAATCTTTAGTAAATGGTGTTATACCATTTAATAATGGTAAACTAATTGATTTAGGTTCTGATTACGCTTTATTTGGTGATATAGACTCTATGTTTGAAATTAAGTTCCCTGAAAGGGATATAAAAGTAAGGATTAAGAGAAGTTCGACTGTAACTGAAGGGTAACAATGGAAAGAATTGAACAACTATTGGGTAGGGCTAGATATAAAATGGCCCCTGACACTAATTTTAACTATAAATTAAATTTAGATAGCAGCCTTAGTCCGTTAAAAAATAATTTTAATAAAATTATTTCAATCCTTAGTGCAGACCAAGTTTTTCAAGATGAAAGAGACAATTCTACAAAATATAGAATTCTAGGTAGATTAAACATTATTACCGACAATTCAATTAATTACACAGCAACAACAGTTACAACAGGGGCTAACCCACAAACTATTGGTATAACAAGACCAAACAATTCTGATTGGACCCCACTTTTTGGTTCTGGTAATGTAATAACTAATCAAAACCCACCTATACCAAATAATTGGGTTTTACAAATACTGTACCCTAGTAAAATTGATAAATACACTAAAGTAGGAGACAATCAGGCTTATAAAGGTATTACTATAAAAAATTTAATTTCTACTGACCCTTCTGGCACTAAAGAACAAGTTTTATTGGAGACCCAACAAAAAAATAAATTGGTTGAGGGTGATTTTTGTTACATATACAGTAACACACATAATAGTATTTATACTGGTTTTCATGATGTAGATTTTTTAGGTGTTAACGGACAGTATTCGGAAACAAAATTTAGGTTAACAACTAAATATATTGGTCCCGATAATGAATTGATTTTAAAAAGAGTGATAAATGTTTCTGATAACGACATAAATTTTCTTAACACACAGAACATTATAAAAGTAGTATCTACAGATTTAAGTGGAACCTCTACTAATGCAAATTATACCAAAGTAACTACAGGTAACCTATCACCCAGCTTTTCAGCATTAACACATAATTTAAGGGTTTCTGATTACATAGACATAAGAACCGTAAATGGACCTTTTATACTCAATGGTTTATATAGGGTTGAAAAAATTATTGATAGATACAATTTTATTATTGATTTAAAAATAAGTAATATACCTGGGTTAAATATTAATAATTTAAGTATACCATTTAGAAGAATGGATGGTATACCGTCAGATTATTATATAAGAAAATTTACTTTGTTAACAGGTAATGATTACGAAGTTAATAAAGCAACTTCATTTGGTACTAACATTTACCCAAAAACTAAAATTAATAAATTAGCTATAGCTAACGATACTTGGTTATTTACCTTTATACAAGACATAAATACTAAGTTTATATACAGTCATAAAGACGGTGAATTAACCCAACTATACCTAGGTACAATAAAAAGAGCAGGAGCAAATAATTTTAATTGGTCAGATGTAACCGCTAATTGGGATTTTGAATATAGTTACGCAGATAGTTCTAACAAAATAGAAACAATATCACTTAATAACCCAAGCGGTATAGGGACTATTGAAAAAAACATACCCAAAACTAGTGAGTATTTTGGTGACTTTGTTGAATATAATAGAGGGGATATTTTAGAAAGAACAGTTTCTAAAATAATACATAGATTTGCTTTAAATACTAATAACACACCCGAAAAAGGTTATTATATAGACCCTTTCTCTAAATTAGACATTAGGAAATTTTCTAATATTATTGAATCAGCATATGTTGGACAAAACGTTGTTGGTATTCCTGGTGATTCAGAATTAAGACCTAATGGTTCTCTTGAATGGAGGGATATTCTAGAACCAGGTTATATAGAAAATGGTGACAATGGCGTTAATTACCCATTTTTAAATGGTGCTAACTATATATATTTAAATAAATTTATATATGTTAGGAGACAAATACCAGAAATAACAATTGAACCTTTAACGGTGAACCCTTCAGCAACAGTTAAGTGTTAATGAGTACGTATAGATATAAAATAAGATTAAATTACCCCACAATAACAGGTGGAACAGTAGAACCGATGGTCAACGTAGTTACGGGTACACAACAGTTTACTGATTATTTAACTACTTATGCTATTAAACCTGGGCAATCTGGCAATCAATTACAAATACCTAAAAATATCGGTAAAAATTATTTTACCAAAAGTTCTTTTAGTAATTTAAAAACAGCATTAATTGAAAATATTGGTGGATATTTTGATGTATCAGAGGGTGGTATTTTAATTTCTTCAGGTAATACAATAAACCCTGATTATAATTACAAAAATATTAACATACCTATAAATGTTAAATTTGAGGTTGTAGATTATTCTGATGATATCGATAATTTTATTGAAAGAGAAAAGAAAAAAGCCATAAACCCAATTATAGATGGAGAAAAAGTTAAATACATCCCTGAAAATTATAATACTGTAACTATAAATTTTAGATTTTATAATAAGGATAGTGGTATGTATGATACCCCTAATTATATTACCGCTGGATTTGTACCACAAGATATTGGTGTTAAAAATAACTTTAAAAAAAGTTTTTTTAGGTTATATTTTTATGACAGTAATAATAATAAAAAACAAAATTTATTGTCATCAGAAGATATATCTGCTAATGGTAGTACAATGCCTTCGTTTAATTTAAATAAAATTTATTGGTTAATGTCCGACAACCCAATTACAGGTACGGGTAATAAAAAAATTTATATGGAGGCTAGATTTTTTAACGCTAAAACAGGTAGAGTCCATAGATTTTTTAATGTACCAATTTATATTGCGTCACCAATAACTGTAAGTGATTTAGCTAATAACCAAACTTGGAAAACAAGCCAAATCACTATTTTAAACCCTACTACTAATAACGGTAATCGTTGGTTTAGGGTAGAACCAGGTATTGGTGCAAACACACAAAATACAATAACAATGACAGAATTTATATTAAGTACATAATGAGTTTTTATGATAGAAAGATACCTTATTATAAGTCATTTAAATTAATTGATAGTGATGGGGATGGTATTAAAGATACCATTGTCTATCGACCTATTTCCGATTTTTATTATATACAATTTGGTTTAGAACAAGATATTAAAAATATTGGTCATTATATAAAAGGTGAAGGAAAACCTAAATTTGAATTAGTAGATTTTAGTAGTATATGGAATGAAGGTCTTGTAATATCTAATCCAGGTCATAACACGAGTAGTTCTGGTAACACCACTACTACGCCAACACCCATTTGTATTGACATAAGAGATTGGAGTGTTTTTAATCCTTGGCCACAAGGAGACACTTTACCAATATCTGAGGGTAATTTAATTTGGTTAACAACCACAGACATAGACGCAGCAAATTTACAAGTTGGGCAACAGATAATTTTATCTGGTATGGATGTAACCCCAGTCAACCAAACATGTAAAGGTGAAACTAATTTAACAACCCTTAATTTAACAACTGATATTGTTGCAATATGGGGACCATATTTAGGTAGTTGGAGTATAGCTACTTCAATATATTTTAACACACAGACAGGTGATTACACAAATGGTTTATGTACAGCCGCAGAAAATTACGGTGTTATAAGTGTCTTAGGTAGTGGTAAAGCTTGTGTTACTACATCATCTAATGGTGGTGACACACTACAACCAGTAGAATTTTGTAATGACCCAAGTGCGAGTAATTATGATGTTTCATTAGTTGGTGTTAATGGATACACACCATGTTTTGACAATACTTGTTGTACTTACAATAGTGTAGAAAATTATAAAAAATCGGCTAACAGTGGTTATGATGAATTAAATTGCTTAGCATTTTATACTGATTGGGGCCCTTGGAATGATAATCTTTTATTAAACGATACACAACAATTATTTATTAAAAAAACAGATTGTACCTTAACATTAAGGTTAATAAATCAATTAGACGGTGAGAATAACTTTACTAAAGGTGGTTGGTATGGTGCTTCTGTAAAAATAGAAATCGATGAAGGTAATGGTTTTATGCCATTATTACCTGGAAATACTTTAATACAAAATTTAGATAACGATATATCTTTTAATCAAAGTAAGGAATCTTATACGTTAGATAATAAAGTTAGAATATGGAAAGCAAAATCAACAACTACTATTCCTAAATATTATACAACAAAACCTTATAGGGATATTATTTTAAAACCAAATACTAATACAAAAGTTAAAATTACTTACATAAATTCTGATGAAAATATCAGTGAATACGAAAAATATGCTAAATATTTAAGACTACAACTAATAAAGGGTAGTACGTCATCACCCACACCTACACCACCTACACCAACAACAGACGTGAGTAGTTTTGTATGGTCACAAAATATATCAGAAATAAATACTTTTTTAGGGACACCGAGTAACAGACAAAATAATGGTGAAACTTTTCATTATATATCTAATGGTTCGGTAGAGGTTAAAGGTAAAACGTGGTCAGATTATTTAATGGGATATAAAAACCCTAGTAATATAGTTCCTTGGGCACCATCAACAACAGGTATAGCTGTTGGTACATTTTATGCTAACCCTATAGTTACTGTTCTAAATGATTTTGGTGATTCAATTAATACTACAGTAATCGATAATAGTAGTAATAATAGTTTAAATTATTTTAGTAATCCTAATGAATTATTAAAAGAATTAACTTTTACCTGTTCAGTAAAAGAAAATTATGTTTCTTATTTTGATAGAAACGGTGATGGGTTTATTGAATACAGTAAAAGTTATCCTAAAATAAATTCAGAAAATAGTAGTTCAGTAGATATTGGTTTATTTAGTAAAACTAGATACGATTCACCTTATATATTTTTAAAACCTGGAACTAAAGATAATACAGAATTTTTAAATGATAATCCATTAACAAAAACTACGGTACAACAAAGTGACGCACCAGTTGGACCTAGTTCCCATGGTGGTTGGAAAAACTACGCTTATGTTGCCACAAATTTAATAAACACATTAAATAATAATCTTACATATTCTTTTACAAATGTCTCACCGACATGTCAATTAGGTGGATTTAATAATTTAAGTGAGATTGATATTAATTTAGTAGACCAGTCGAATAGTAATATATTTTTACAACAACCTTATTTTACGTTAACAACATCAAATCCAACGAAAGAAGCTACTTTTGGTACTGGGACAACAGTACCACATTTATGGAATTATGGATTCAGTAATGCTAAAGGTGGTTGTTGTGCCAAATCTTATAGTAGTTCATTAGATATATCGACATCAGGACCTTATTTTAATAGTAAGTGCTCAAGTTGTCATGGACAAATGACACCTAGGTCAGCACAAACGGTTTTAGATAGAGGAACTAAAATAGCTATGCAAACAACAGACAGTGATGTTTATTACGGACCTTTTTATGACCCACAAAACCCAACCTATAATGGGTATGGATTAGCATTCTCTAAAGCAAATAAATTTTGTCGTGATGTAAAAAACAAAAATGGTGTTTTAGTAGATACATCTGAAATAGGTGTTAGTACAGACGCTTTATATGTTGGTGGTATATTACATGGTGGGGCTGTACAATATAAACCTAACACTGATTTCACTAATAATTATGGGGTTACGGAAGCAATACAACTAGGGTTTGATGAAATTGGGGTTACAGAAGCTAACAGTACTTGTTTAAGCGGCACCAAAATACCCCTTAAATGTAGGAGAGTTGTTAATGACCCTAACTGTCCCAACAACAATTGTATGAAATGTCTTTTTTGTTTTAAATGTAATTCAGAAGATAAACAACCTGGCATATTTACAGGTAATAACGGGGACTCAAATGGACCTAGTGATGGAATAACTTATTTAGGATGATAATAACAGGATTTACAGACTCAAAATTAAATTTAGTTAAGACATACGACGATAATAATCCATATCAAGTAGGGATTAATGGAGTTACAGAAGTTGTTACTGAGGGTGATAGTTTATCTTATGTAGAATATACCATAAATGGTATCAACTACAAGACTTCAGTATTAAAACCTTTATTTGAAGATTCTGACCTTTTCTTTAAAACCCAAACAGTTTATTTTTTTGAAGCTAATGGTTTAACGCAACAAAACATTAATGTTGTAAAAAGAGAAGCAGAAATGGGTATAGCTTTTCCACCTAAAATTAAAACAGAGATATTTATTGAAAGACAGTCAATATCTGTTTTTGAAAGACATCTTAGAATGGAAGAAATAGAAACAATTGAACAATTAACTGATTATAAAAATGGGTATTACAATATTTTTAATATAGAATAACATGGCTACAGGCAACTATGGAACGGTAAGACCGGCTAACGTATCAGCAGATGATATAGATATTTTTTATACCTATTCACCTAGTAGAGACGTACCGCCATCTGTACCTGTAAGAGTTTTAGACGCAAACTCTTTTTTAACACAATTTAATAACCCATTAAATATTAATGGGGTACAACCATTATTGAGTGGTTTATATAATTTAAATCTACCTTCGAATTTATTTTCGTCAAAGGGATTTTATACAATAATGATAAGACCAAAACAATATTACGTTACAATAGCGGATTGTGGTGTTTTATCAGCTTACCCCGACATTAAAGGTTTAGTATTTGATACTAATAGTTTACCACCTGTTTTGGGTCAAAATGACTCTATGGTTGGGTATCGAATTGAATATATTGATAACACAAATCAAATCATACCTAATTTATATAGAATAGTTACTTCAGCTAATTTAACTGAAGCAGTAAATCAAAATTTATCTAATACATCACAAAAAGCTATTAGATATAGATTTAATGACAACTCAAATTTATTGTTTTGTACATTAACACCGTCTTCACCTTCAGTGGTTACACCAAATAAAATACCTTTTATTGGTTCACCTGGTCAGGCTGTTGTTATTACAAATACCTTTTTTAATCCCGTAACAATTGAATTAGAAATGGTTGAATATGATGTTGAGACTCTTGCTTATGGTTTGTTTGGGAATCAAAGTAAAAGTATTGTTGATGGTAAATATACTATCTACGACTTTGAAAATAGAATTTACAAACAATACAATCTTTATGAGGTACAAGATACATTTAATAGTGAACCACTTTATGAAATTAGAGAAGAAGTTAATGAGATTGATGACACAAAAGATTTTGACACGATAACTAATATAGGAAATATTTAAAAATTAAATGTCTAAAAAAGTAGTACCTGGTTCAATAACGGAACCATATAAAAAAGGGCAAGGTGACTTTTCACCAAACCTAGTAGGACAACAATTTACTAATGGTGTAACACTTTTTACATTAGGCAATTTTGCTATTACAACAAATGCTTCAGCTAGTTTAAGTAAGGTTTATAACACCGGTAGTTTTTCTGACGCATATACTTTAAATGATTTAAATCTAACTATAGATGAATCACAAGTTCTTTCAAACGAGAGTTTAAAAATATCACTAAACATAGACCCTAATAGATTAGAAGGTTATGTTTATTTTGGTAGTTTTTTCCAATTCATTAAAAGTAATATCGAACAAATTTTATTAAAATGGAAAGGTTCTTTATACGTCGATAATTTAATAGACGATGACCCAGAAAGAATACCAAGAAATACTGTATTAAACTATAACTATGATAGTATATCAGGAACCTCTACATTCAAAATACCCGTATCATTAATAAAAAATAAATTTGGTTTAGTCTTTGCACAAAACCCATTATTTAATATTAATAATTACGGTGATATATCCGACTTAAATAATAGCTTTTTGGATTACCAAGTCACAAATATATTTGGTGATTTTTATGTTTTAGGTTTTACTGGTAGTACAAGTTTAGATAATTACGTTTATCTACAAGTTAATGGTAATCCATGGCCTAATTTAAATGGTGTTGGTTTTGGTAGTTTTGTCTACCACGTTAGACCTAAAGAGGAATTAATAAACAAATATTTCTTCAGCCGTTTAAATGAATTTGAGTCTAACATGTTAAATAGACTTATAACCCCACAATATACAATAGCTGTTAATTTACCTATAAGAACTGAATCAGGTACACTATTCAGTAGTAATAGAAGATTAACTTGGCCAACAAGTGATGGTTATAATCTTGATAATGGTTCAACTGAATTCACAAACTACCTTAATGATTGGATTGATATAGGAATTCAAATGGATGCAAATAAAACAGACCTTATTGCTAGAAGATTTGTTTCCGATTCAATCATAGAGTTTGATACTGAAGGTGATAACACAGACGTTTATGGTAGAAAAGTTAACAAACTTTTAAGAATTTACGGTAGAGAATTTGATGAGGTTAAAAAATATATTGATGGGATATCCATTTCAAGAATAGTAACATACGATAAAAAAGATAATACCGCAGATGAATTAGTTAAAGTTTTAGCATCTGAATTAGGGTTAGATGTGTTATTAAGTTTCTTTGACAATAATCTATTTAATAATACTTTACCTGGTAATTCTGGTGAAGAAGGTTATGGTAATCCATATAATGTACCTTTTTCAGGGTACTCAAGAAACCTTTCACCTAAAGAAATGGATTTTGAATTATGGAGAAGATTAGTTATAAACGCATGGTGGCTATTTAAATCTAAAGGCCATAGAAAAGTATTGGAATTTTTCTTAAACCTTTTTGGAATCCAAAAGTGTGTGGTTAGTCTTGACGAATATCTTTATATAGCTAAAGATAAATTGAATGCTGATAAGGTATATACTTTATTAGCCGAATATTTTGACCAACCGGTAGACGATTTTATATCTAGTTTAACCGCTGGTGAAATATCATACCCGATAGACCAATACGGATTTCCAAAAGTACCAGCAGACGGTGATGCTTTTTATTATCAGATGAATGGTTTTTGGTATAATGGTGGTAATTTATCCGAAATTGGTAATAACCCACATATTGGGCCTTACGATTACGGTAAAATGTATTTGGATAGGTTTAGGTGTTTCGTTGAAGATTTTCAAGGGACTACAACAGGAACTACAACATTTATTACTTTAGATAATTTATTTAAAGATTTTAATAATGGTGACATAGAAGACGGGGTTTCAAATTACGGTGGGGATTACGCACAAATACTAAACGACAATAATCAAATATCATCTAATGCTACTGTAGTTATGGCAGGTGGTGTTGGTGATGTTACGTATGGTCATAGTGGAGCTTCATTAAGAATAACATTTAGTTATGGTGGGTCTAATTGTGAATTAACTTGTCCTACAGATTTAATATATTACGATAATGGGATTATATTTGCCAACGATTTAACTCCAGTAGCTGTTGATTTAACAAATATCTATAGTTTACTAAATACAAACCAACAAGATTTAATAGTTGCCTCACAAATAACTGAACAATGTTGTTCTAATATAGGTGGTTATTATTTACCTAGTAGTGTGTCAACAATAACTACTATATGTCCCACAGAAGGACAAATTTCTATTTTACCTAGTGGTTTAGTCTTTGGAGTAGAAAACGAAACTTGTTGTACTAATATTGTTGTGGGTACTGATGTTTATTGGGATGGGACTAGATGTATATTAGCGGACATAAATTCTAACACAGTTGTAGATGTATTTACTGCTGATGAATTATTTTACGACCCAATAATCCAAACAAACAATACTAATTTTGTTTGTTATTGGTGCCCACCAACAAATGTTTATTGTGGTACAGAATACTATGATTTATTAATAAATTCAAATAAACAATTAAAAGTTCCAAGTGGTACAAACGGTAACGGTGGGGGTGGAGGTCCGATTAATTTTGGTTGTACTCTTGGTGTTGGAACCACTTATAACGATACTGATGGGTTTAGTTATATCATTAGTAGTTCTAGTGAACCTGCTCCGTCAGGATACCAAATGTGCGCTAGCTTTTACACAAGTCAATGGACACCGATACTTGGTACAAGTCCTTTATTATATGAAAAGGGATGTTGTAGAGGATATAGAAATAATAATAATACAGGTGGTGGAGCTACTGGTGGAGCTATTGGTGAAGTACAATTAGGTCCAGCTAGTTTAGTGTATTGTCCTAATATTTCAGACATTATAATTAATAATAACATTGTTTATTATAATTACACGGCTAACCCAAATACATCGACAGTCCAAAAATTAGGTGAGTTATGTTGTACACAAAGTGTGGTAGGCCAACAAGTTGTGTGGGATGGTACTAATTGTGTATTAGCAAATCCTGTTAATATTAAATGTCCAGATATAACTAATATAGCAATTAGCCCAACTGGGGTTGTTTATTATGTCAATAATGGCACAACACAACTATTATCCGCAGAATGTTGTACAAAAGACGTTGTTGGTAATGACGTAACAATATCAATTAATGGTGAGTGTGTTGTTAGTAATAGTCCTAGTAACTGTACCTTTACTATATTACAAACTGGACTTGTTTCAGGAATATCGACACCAGATTGTTGTACAGAAAGTGTTGTAGGACAACCCGTTATATGGAATGGTAATTCTTGTAACTTAATACCAAACGACTTTTGTGTTATAATGAGTGTTAGTGACGAGAACATATCAAATCTTGAATGTTGTAAAGCTAAAGGTGGTTATATTGGTTTAGATGCTTTTGGTAATCAAGTCTGTCTTGATTTAGCTGACACTTCTATAAGTGTTTCCACAACAAATTGCCCAACTACTTTTACATTTTTAGATAATTTAGTTTTAATAGGTACAGATACTTTTATACAAACAGAAGTATTGGGTTCTGATGGTTCTCCTTTAGATGCCAATTGTTGTAAAAATTATACAACAATTACTGGTGATTTAAATTATCATTATGATGTTAATACTAAAAAATGTGTTAAAACTGAAATTGCTGAATTTACTTCTTGTAGACATACTTTAATAGAAACTTACATGTCCTTATTATACCCACAATATCATGTTGGTAGTAATTATGGTATTTACGGTTTAAATGAAAGAGTGTACGTCAAACTTAAGAAATTGATAATAAATGGTTACGATTATTTATCGGGATATTCAAATTTACCGAGTACGGTATTAGACGCAAATTATTTACCACCTGATAAATGGAATTCAGTACTTTTCATACAAAAAACATTAAATGATTTAAGTATAGATTTTTCTAAAGCACAACTACCTGGACAACCATTAAATTTATCTAATACACCTAACACACAAGGTACTTTAACAAATATTTTTAATAATGGTTACGGATTCTATTTTATTGGTTTAAACAATTATTCATATAAAATTGAGTTGGAAGTCTACACAATATCTAACCCTAGTGACGTAAAAACAATTTACTACTCATCAAGTTCATCAGGTATTGTTGTTAGTGACGTTGATATACAAGATGTCACACTAAAAACAGAGTGTGGTTACCAAGTCAAAAGAACAATAAATACTTCAAATGAATCATGTTATACTGTAGGTATGAACATAACGGCAGGAATAGATGTAGAACCATCACAATGTTATCCATATATTCTTGGTGGAAATACTTACTTATAAAATATTTAAAATAAATGGGACAAAATAATAATATAGCAATAGGTGGTGGAAAAGGAGGGGGAGGTGGAGGACCACTAACACAATCCTGTACACTTACATACCAACCAGGGATAGGTAATGTAATCCCAGGACCACAAATTATTAACCAATTACCACCTTCTTATCAAAATCAAGGGTACTCTACAACTACCGCAACTCTTAGAGTGTATGGTGGTACACAAGCTGTATCTGGAGATATTATGTGTACTTCATATAGTACCGCAGCACAATGGACGTATGTGGTAGGTTCAGAAACTACAGCAGCAGGTCCTACTTATACAAAAGGTTGTTGTACAGCTAGATGGCTTCCTGGTGATAATAATGGAACGGGAGGTTCAACAGGAGTTTCAGCAGGTGGTGCAATAGGAACATTACCATCTTTAGAAATTTCGAATGTTTGTCCAGATGCCACACAAATATACATAACTTTATCGGGTGATATTTTTTACACCACAAACGGAAATCAAATACCGTTATCACAAGAATGTTGTAACAGGAATATTGTTGGTTCCGATGTTATATGGATTTCACAAGGTAATACAGGTTTTTGTAAAGTATTAAAAAACTCATGTCCACCAAATATTGCTATTTCAATAAGTAAAGATACTGTTATTGGTGTAACTAGTCCTGATTGTTGTACACCTGAAGTTACTGGTATACCTAATGTTTATTGGGATTCTACCCATAACTTATGTAAAATACCTTTAACAAATTATGGTTGTTTATATAGTGATTTTACAACACAACCAGCCAATATACCTGACAGACCTAATGTAGAACAAGTTTTCGGTACAATTTCAAAAATTAATGAAAGTTTAAATGAGTCTTGTTGTACTAAAGAAATTGTTGGTTTTGATGTAGTTTGGAACCCAATCCTAGGAATCTGTGAAAAAAGTCCTGATTTAACTATTGGTGGGCCAGACTCCATCAACATCACTTTAAATAGTGAACCAATAAAACCCGATGGTTGTGATGATTTAGTTGTTTCAGCTAAAATATTTTTTACACAACCATCAGAAATTTGTTTTACTGAATTTTTAACTGCGTCGTTATTAACAAATAACCCGAATGTTGTAATTTCACAATTTGGGGTCTTTGATTCAAGTGTAGACGGTTTTAATACTTGGGTTGATTTAAGTGCTAGATTTACTGTTAATTCTGGTGAAACTTTTAATTTAATGTTAAATATCGGTGGTGGAATAATACCTTGCTGTGAATATGATGTTAGAGTAGATAATATTAGGATTGATTGTTATAAAGAAGAAGATAGATTATTTTTTGATACTAAAAAATGTGTTGGATTTGATTTAGTAAGAGTTATTGATAATAAAAGGTCTTGGGTATATAACCCAGGTTTAGAAAATATCGGGGAATCAACACAGGATAATTTAATAAGAGATAGGGGTCAGGTAGGGTTAATACAAGGTTATGGTTATGTGAATAGAACATTCGCACCTAGTGCTGATGCAGATATTCCGTGGAGATATACAGATTATTTTGAACAATCTAACATATTAGAACCACATAGTAATTCCGTTATTATCAGTAAGGAAATGGAACTTACATTTAACATGTGTAGTGATTGTTGTGTTGAATATAGTAAATGCCCTGATGGGTATTCACTTGTAACAACTACAGGTGGGACTGAATATTGTACAAAAACTGAGACTTATTGTCCTAGTGGATATACTTTAAGTGCTGGAACTTGTTATAGTGGAGTCACTACTGCAAGTACGATAGTAGAAACAGTAACAGCATCAACAGGTTCTTATTGTGTAAAAACAGCCACACTATTACAATTAGAAGAGTACAAAAAAGTTTTCCAAAGTTTTTGGGTTAGGATGATTGAACAATTTGTACCAGCAACCACAATATTTGTCTCAGGTGAAAAATGGTGTAATAATGATTCATTTATTTGCCCACAATTTGATGTGTGTGATTTTGATTTTGAATATGTTGAATCTGAAATAACAGTTATTGAATATGGCACTAATTTTGTTCCATATACAGGATTCACACTTAATGGTGGGGATGTTGTAACTAGTAATGTTGATAGTACTGTTTTATCTGGTACTAGTTCGGGGACACCACACGATTCAACTAACGGACCTATAATTACTGATGGTACAGTAGTAATTTCAACAACACAAGACCCGACAGGGGGTGGTGGAATCGTGGTAGTAAATGTTGTTACATTAACACAACCACAATTAGAACCTTTACTTAAACAAAAACAAGAATATTATAATAACTTAATTAGAGGTGGAGTAAAAGAAGTATTTGTATAATGTGTATATTATGTAAAAATAAAAAAACAGATATCCCTACAGTAAATTTAACTTCTGTAGAACAAACTAATGTTGATAGGTCTTTGGGTTTATCTAACATTTACAATATTAGTAATAGTTTAGCTTTTTTAGAAGAAACTTTTTTAAATCCTTTATATAATTTAAGTGGAACAACTAAACCTACATCAGGATTTACAACAATAAACTGTAGTGGTTTTACTACGGGTAGTTCTTATTCTACGTCAGCTTGTACTGCCGTTTATAACTTATCTGATGTTGATGAAATAGACTTAGTATTCCAAATTACGGGTAATACACAGTATAGTGCATACACTGGTAATTTTTGTTACCACACATTCCAATTAGCTAAATTACCCAAAAATCGTGATTACGTCACAAAAATAGATTCAACATATTCAAATTGTTTTGGTTATTCAACAATAACCGCTAATACAATTTATGAAACTATAAATAAATCATCATTACCTGTTATTGATGCTGAATATATCATAAAAGATTATAATATATTCCAAACACAAAATCTTGTAGATAATCTTAAGGTAAACACTTTTGATATGTCTACACAAACAAAAGAATCTTTATTTGATGATGGTTGGTATTTTGTAACAACAGTTAATCCTGATAAACCCACAATTGGTCAAATCAATACTTTTGATATATTACAAAACGCTACCTTAATTACAGAAACCCCTAATTTGTTAGAAGGTTACACATCCGTGTTTAAAATTGGTGGATATGCTTTAAATAATAAATTTATTGTATTTGTTAATGGTATTTTATTGACAGAAAATTTAGATTGGGTTTATTTAAGTAATTTGGGTAATGGTTATTTTGAAATCATTTCAGGTGAAATAGAACCAACAAAAGATGTAATCCAAGTTGTTTATTTAAACAATCCAGATGTAACTGTTGATAGTATTAATTTATATGAAAATTATTTGAATATAGATGCGGGAATTGTTAATACTATAACAACTGGTATTACATCAGGGGTGACAAGTTTAACAGTAAATTACAACCCTGTAAAAAACAGACAAGAAATATTATTAACAAAACTAAATAGAAGTGAGTCTAGTTTAATAATTGTAATTAACGGGGTTAAACTACAAGAAAATGTTGAGTACTTTCTTAGTTCTACGGACAACTCAAAATTAATAATAAACCCTTTAAATCAAATACAAATAAATGATGCTATATCTATTTTTTATTTTACAGATTTAGGTTCTAAGTATTTTGACTTAGGGTATTATAGAACATTAACACCAACTATTTTATGGGAAGCCCCACAATCATATTCTTCTATTAAGAGTGAGGATGGTAAATTCCTAATACAAGTAACTACTTTTGATGATACCCAATTTTTAAATTTAGTACAATCCAAATTATATGGATTTGATAGATTACAATCCGAATATTCTACAACATTAGACCAATTACCTACAAATGTAGGTGAAAAATTTTTACTTAGGATATGTTTTTTCAAAAATTACCATATATTATTTGATAATGTGGTAACAACTAGAAGTGTAAGTGATACAGTATCATTTAAAGTTAACATTGACTATGCTAAAAACAGTTATTAATAATGGAGAATAAGAGTATAAGAATAAGAACAACACCTGGTGTAGATAAAAATATTAGTTTTGAGTTAAAACAAGACTTTGATTTTATTGAAATCTTAAGTTTAAAAATAACACAACAAGATGTTTATGAATCTTTTTGTGCTGATTATGGTGTTGTAGTTGGACGTGTAATATCTAATGAAGGTTTTGGTGTCCCGAATGCTAAGGTTTCTATATTTATACCTGTTACTAGCGAAGACCAAAAAAATGATTTAATAAATACTTTATACCCTTATAAAACAGTAACTAGTGTTAATGGTGAGGGATATAGATATAATTTATTATTAGAACAGTCAACTTGTAGTCTTAATCAGGCCGTAGGAACTTTCCCAACAAAAGAAACGTTATTAAATAATGAAATTTATTTAGAAATATTTGATAAATATTATAGATATACAACAGTCACTAATGACGCAGGAGATTATATCATATTTGGGGTTCCACCTGGACAACAAACAATACACATGGATGTTGATATAAGTGACATAGGATTTTTAAGCCTTAGACCTTATGATTTAAAATCACAAGGATTCACTGATTCTTTATTTGATGGTAAAAATTTTAAAAAATCTACTAACCTAGATAGTTTGGCACAAATTAAAACACAAAATAAAGGTGTTGAAGTTGTTCCTTTTTGGGGTGATGAGGAAAGATGTAATTTTGGGATTACTAGAGTTGATTTTAATATTGGTAACGATTTAGTTGCTAACGCTATTTTTATGGGTTCAATCTTTACCGATTCTGATAAGAATTATTTAAAGAAAAGTTGTAGAATTAAAAGATTTATGGGAGACCAAACACAGTTAATTACCGCTTCAGGACAAGTAGATATTCTAAGATTAGAAGTTAATGATGATGGTGACCCCATAAACATATCAAGATTACCCTCGAAAGAAATTGATGAAAACGGTGTTTATGTATTTACATTACCATTGTATTATGATAAGGTAGTAACAGATGAATTCGGTAATTTAGTTAAATCACCAGACCAAACCAAAGGTGTACCCACTAAAGGTAAATATAGATTTAAATTAAAATTTAATGACAATTCAGCCACTTTTAAAGGTAGAAAAACTTTTAGAACAGCTAGTTTAATAACACCTAGTACAAATAGTTCTGTTAGATTTACTGACGACATTGATAGTTATGCAATGATTAATGTTAATACAGATTTTCATACTTTTGAATGGAAACAAGTTTATACTACAACACAATTTATAAGAAAGTTAAAGAAAAGGAAATCTGGTAGATTTGACTTTATTGGGTTAAAAAATTGTGGTGAATTTGTAATTACCCCAGTTTCGTTAAGTAATGAGGATGATGAGGATGATACACAATCTGAAGGTGGTAACAAAAACCTTGATGTCCCTTATAATGTTTTCATAAAAAGACCTTTTTCAGGCTTTTCTAAGAGAAAAAAAGTTAAAGCTTGTTTTTATGATGCATGGTTAAATGGTGGGTGTTACTTACCAAAATTTCAAGTAAGAACAAAAAATAATGGCGATTATGATTGTTGTGGTTTTGGTCATAACGCTAATGTTGACCGTTACTTTATGGTGGAAGGGGATATCCAATACACCATAAACACCACACAATACCCAAATGTACTAGCCACAAACCCGAATTCTTGGGCTAATGCTCAAGCAAATGGAACTGAAATGCCAGAAGGTACTAGATGTACATTCATTACACCAAAATCAATTCCAGGTGTATTAAATGGTGCTAACGACACAGAAGAATTTGTTTATTGTAAATGGGGTTCGGACACAAGAATTATGAATATTGGTTCTATGTTAATGTGTCAAGAAATATTGGATACGTTAAAAGATAGTTTATCTAATAATGTTGGTAGCGTTTTAAAACCTTTCTTTAAACCGACTGGTGCTAGATTTTGTATGACTACTAATGTTGAAAATGGAATTAGAACACAAAATCTAATACCATTTTTATCACCAACAACTTACCTAGACCCCAATGATTTTTTTCCTTATCAGAATAATGATATGAATAATTTACCCAATAATTTACCTGGTAAATGGGGTAAGAACCTTTCAATTTGGGCAACAGACGCTTTTTTAGATGCACAATACGCTGATAAAGAGTTAAAACAAAATCACGGAGGTTGTTGGTTAAAATATTACTGTAGGATAGACTTCCAGCCAATATACGGTTCGGATGGTAACCCAGTAGTCTCACATTGTAACAACACAAGTCCAGTTATAGCACCAACAAGTGGGGGTTATTTAGATTTAACACTTAATAGATTGTTTGGTTGTCCCTACAATTGGAACGCTGACCTTTATTACGCTTCTCGTTACGATTTGGTATATTTTTACTTTGGTATAACGGCTGGTAGTACGGCATTGGATAAATTAAAAAAAGATTTTTTTGAATAAAATAATAATTTAAATATTTATAAAAAAACATAAGAAGTGAGTTATATAGATAAAAATTCAAATATTGTAGTAAGTGCAAGACTTACAGATAAAGGTAGAAATTTATTGGCTAACGGAGCGTTAACTTTTAACACCTTTAAATTAGGTGATTCAGAGATTGATTACACAACTTTGGGGCCAACATATGATATTACGTTAGAGAATATCTTAAGAGCCAAAGCCAATCAACCTGAGATGAAGACGGTTTTGTTACCAACATTAACAAGTTTACCTAACCAAGCGGCTTTAGGTCTAACACAAGTTACGGCATTAGAGTTGGTTACAATAACACAAGCACCTGAATTGGGTTTCTTTGAAATAACATCAGGTGGAACAGAATATAGTGCTTATACAACCACTAATTATGTTTTACAGACTGATACGATTGTTCCTTTAAGTGGTTTAACAGGTTCAACAACCGTAATACCTGTCTTACAATCAGCAACTTATGGAACTAACACATATGAACCATCTATTGGTGATTTTATGTTAGTTAAAATGAGTAATGATGAATTGAGTGTTACACAAAGAGATGCTGTTATCGACCAAAATATACCTGTACCTTACTTATGGTATAGGGTACAAAATAAAACTGGTTTATTATCAGCAAATACTTTAAACGTAACTTTAGATAGAAATTTTGCTTACTTCCCTGGTTATACAGGAACCAATTATTGTTGGTCAGCATTTTACCCAACAGGAAATACTTTTAGTACTGACGGAATATATTCAGCAGGAACAGTATGGAACCAAAACAATGTATGGTCATATCCTATGGCAGGTATTGATGATGGTATTGGTACTTTTGAGAATTTTAATCTATACGGAAGTGAAAGTTATGTTGGTTCAAAAGAATATTTTGGATATACTTCTGAAATAACTAGTAATTGTGAAGATGAAAGGTCAATTGCTTTAGTTCACTACACTAACGTACAGACTTGTAACAACCAATCTGAAAGTGTTTACGGACAAAGACTTTATATCGATACAACAGTACCAGCATCACCGATACTTAATATGCCTACATTGATGTGGCATGGTAGAGTATTCTCAGGTTCGGGTACAGCAGATATGATTGGTGAGACATTCTCAGGTACTGGTGTTGAAAAATACGTAACCTTTAGTGGTGTTTCTACTGAGGTTAGATATTATGATTTAGTTGATAGTAGTGGTATTAATTATGTTGGTAGGATTTTTCCTGACCAACAAGTTATGACAATAGACGACCAAGAATTAGTGGCAGCAATGTCATATAAATCTAATAGGAATTGGACTTTACCAACTTTAGGATATGGTTTAGTTACGGCTACAGATGGTTTAATTGGCCAAACACAAGATTTATATGTATCATACATGTTGGCTAGTAGTTCTGGTTATACAACAGGTTTACACGCACAAAATTATACATGTGTTGTTTTAACTGAACAAGAATGTCCTGATAACGCTAAAAAAGACGTACAAATCACATTCCCGACTTCGGGACTACCGTACATGACGGTTAGTGGTGGAACTGGATTTGAAGCTGATAAATTATATTTAATCGCACAAAGAGTTTCTTCAGGTGAAAAACCTGTTTCTGATGGTTGGGTAATTATGGATTACACAAACCAAATTAATGGCCAAGTAGTTGGTGATACTATTAACCCGTTAAATTTAGAAAACACAACATTTACAATTAATAAAAATATGTATTTGTCAGCATCTACACAATATATTGTGAACAACTATTTGACAGTACCAACAACAATACAACAAAATTTACTACAATTTGGTGACGAAAATTTCTTCTTCGGTAATGTTAGTTCCGCAGGTACAACAAGAAAATGGAGAACTAAATTTAATATTGTTGTACCACCTACCTTATTTAACTCAACAACAAACCCAACGTGGTTTAATAGTGGCCAAAATGTCCACATTTCTGAAGTTGGTATTTATAGTACAGGTGGTGAATTAGTTGCTATTGGTAAACTAAACCTACCGATAGAAAAAAATAACACAACAACGGTTATAATTGAAATAGCTTTTGATTTATAATGGGATTTTTAGATAACAATATTGATGAAGTAAAATTAATCTTAACTCCATATGGTAAAACAAAGTTTTTAACTAATGGGTTCAAAGATACGTTTAGATACTTTAGTTTTTCGGATGATACAGTAATATATCATTTATGTGTTGAACCACAAGGTATTCTAGAAATAACGGGTAGTCATAAAAGTTCTACAACTAAAAGTGAACCAAGATATAAAGTAAAAATAAAAGAATAATGGCAAATAATGTAAGTTTAAAATTAACCAATTACGGATTACGTAGAGTAATGACTAATGGTGCTGAACAGAGTTTTAAGTATTTTAGCTTATCTGATATGAATGAACTTTATTACGTCACTACGGACCCAAATCTGGAAGACATAATGAATATAACAGGTTCTAAAAATTTATTTACAGCAAGAAAATCATGTACTGACGCTATCCCAACGGAAGCACAAGTCACACCACCACCAATGCAAGAAATGGTAAAGACTGCACAGAGATGGGTTGTTAATTTTTACAAACAAGACTGTGGTGTTAATGATTACACTAGTAGTAATCTAACAATGACAATAAACTTACACGAATACTTTGCTTGGTTAACGGATGTAACAACTTATTCAGCTTATACAGAAAATCTAGAAACAAGTTTAAAATTATTCCAAGGGATTTATTTAGTAAAACAAGAACAAGACTTTGTGACTAATGCTTGGTCTAATTTAGATACAACAAATAACTTTGTTACTTCATATGAATTCTTTGGTGATGAGGATAAAAAGAACTACGTAAACTTTAATAGTAAGTATATAAGTTTTGATAACGGTGTTAGAACCCAATCAGATAAATCTTTTGATAGATTCTATACTGGATTACTATTTGGTTTTGGTGCTAATATAGAAGGTAATAATTACTTAGAAGGTCATAACTCATTTTTAACATTTAACGCCCCACAATTTGGGTACGTTGTTAATGGTTTAACAAACTTTATTCCATTTAACAAAATGGGTACAGCTTCTAGTTATAAGGAAATTAGACCGGCAGTATTACTTGGAAGTAATGGTTCTAAAGATGTTTATTATTTAAAAGAACCTAGAACATATAATTCAGTTGATTTAAATGGTTTTATGGCTCAAGCCATTTGGGGGTACCAAAATTCAGATGAACAATCTTTAATTATCGGTATGATTGAAAAAGCTAAAAATCATGTTGAGTTTTATTTTAAAGAAACTTCATTTGATAAATGGGAGATGCCAATTAATCTTAGACTAAGACTTAACGATACTGGAGACCTACCGATTATAGGTGGTAATGTAAGTTTAAACTTCGTTTATGAACCTAATGCAACAATATTAGGATATAACAATATATTAATAGTTAACTAATGGTAAAGATATATTACAATACTTTAAGTGATTATAATAATCAGAATAAATTTAATGACTTAGTTGAAGGAAACAATAATGCTGAATACAACGCTTTCCTTTCGTCAAGTTCTGTCGACCTTTACTATAAAGTTAATGATAGGTTACAAACAATTAATTTAGGAGCAGCAGATGTGATACCTTTAGGTCTTAATGGAATGAGGTTATTACCCGTTTCATTCACTGTTCAAAAAGTTAATAATAGTGGTATAGCTATTTCATACGATAGTACCACAAACACTCAAACAATAACAACAATTTAAATAAAAAATTAATGAGTTCATTAGTACCTGTAGAAAATGTTAACATAAAAACAACCGAAGAGGAAAGTTCATATTTTTATGCAATCCCTGGTAATGAAATAGAATGGACATACGTACCATCTTCTTCAAATTCAGGATTTACAACTAATGTGTGGTCACATTTCTACGCTAATCTTGGTTTATACACAGATGAAATAGCTGATAACTATAATATATCTTTTAATAATGGTGGTTATTTAGGTACCTCATTAGAAAAACTTTATGAAGCTTATAATAGTACTGGTATTATTGTTGGTTTAATTAATAACGAAACATATAGACAAGCTTTAATTGGTAGAGATGGGGCACTTGTAATACCGACATCCTTTACGGGAAGTACTTTATCAGGTATAACCGCTTTAACTAATTATTTTACTTTTTATAATACACCTGAAATCTTAACTAGAAACACAGCTGGTGTTTGTGCTAAAACTGTTGGTGATACTAGAAAATTTGAGTCACTAAAAGAGGCTGTTATTGATACAGGTATGGGCCAAGAAACTGGTAGGGGTAATAACGGACCTACTTATGAAAGTGGAATTGTATTTTTATTTAATGATTATACAAGTTTAACTACAGGGTCTACTTCAGGATTCAGTCAGGCACATAAAGTCACAAATCCTTACGCAAACGGTAAATTAACTGCTAGATTTAATGGTAGTGGTTATCATTTAGCGGCTGGTATGGTAGATTGTATTAGTGGTATAGTTACTCTTTGGGACCCAACGATTGTTCAAGGATTTAATTTTGCTTTAGCAACAGGAGGTACGGGAACAACAAGAGCAACATTCGCACCAAATATTTCTTACACAGTTGTTACAGACTATGATAGTAGTGTATCAGCAGATGTTAGAATTAATGCTTCACCAGATATTTTAAAATTCACAACTAACCCATCTAGAAAACAAGCTATTGCTAATGGTGAGACTAATTGTGAGGAAGTGGTTAAAGTAACACAAGTGTGTCTATATGATACAGCTGGACAAGTTACCGCTATTGGAACACCAACAAGTATTATTGAGAAAACTGACAACTATGTTGTATTGAATCTTAGTGTTAAATTGGATGGTGGAATTGGAACTGTATGGGGTACATCAGTAAATACTTCTGTATACCCATCATAATATAAATAAAAAATGTTTTAAATGTCAAGAATACTCGGACTAGATGTGTCAACAAAAACCATTGGTATGGCTTTATTTGAAGCTGACGGAAAATTGTTAGAATTAACGCACATCACACCAAAAATTAAACCTCAACCTGAAACAAAACTAGAAGAATTGTTTAAAAAGGTTGATGCTTTTGAAAGATTAATAACTCGTTATATTGAGTTTGATATTGAGAAAGTTATAATTGAAGAACCTTTATTGAATAGTAATAACGTATATACTGTTGCCACATTACTTAAGTTTAATGGGATGATATCTAAGGTAGTATCAGAGGTATTAAATGTCATACCAGACTTTGTATCATCAAACGACGCTAGAAGGTACTCCTTCCCTGAATTGGTTCAATTAAGAACACATAATAAGAAAGGTGAACCATACAAACAAAAAGATATTGATAGGGCTACACCTGTTTTATTTGGTGCTTTCTCTTGGGAGGTTGATAAAAAACAAATTATTTGGGAAAAAATAGCTGATTTGGAACCACAAATTGTTTGGGAGTATGATAGAAACCAAAAACTTAAAAAAGAAAATTTTGATATGACGGATAGTTACGCCGCTGTCAGAGGGTTTATGTGTAAAGAAAACCATTGGGATTGTACCAAAAAATAACCCACATTATATAAAAAATTATTAAATATCGGCCAATTTTGACCGATATTTTTGTTTTATTGAAAAAATATACTATATTTGTATTATGACTGAAAATAAAAAACTAGCATTAGAATGTTTATGGGAAGAGGCTAAGATGTATTCTAAATTATATTATGAAACAAAAGATGAATATAAAAAACATAAATACGTTTCACACTTTAGAAGTCCAATCTATGACGAAACAAACACAACATTCTTTCAAAAAGAATTTATTTCTTTAAGAGCCTTTAACAAAGAAGGTAGAGTTACAGAGGAACACTGTAATGGTAGAACTAACTGTTCTAAAAAATTATTAGAAAAAATACATTCAGAAGAAATCGTAACTTTTGATGAGTTCATTAATTTCCTAAAAGACTATTGTTATACAATAAAAATATTGTCAGAGGAAAATGTTTCTGTATCAACGTACCTTAAAAAACATAAAGAAAAAAACTTTATAGAGGCTTATAGTGACTTGGGTATTATAATTTGTGACCAAGAAGGTACAGTAATCGAAGAACTTAACTTACCTATTATTTAATATGGTTGAAAACTCACTCATTTACGGTATAATTTTGGATGTCTTAGGGAAACCTAAAAAGACAAATGTTTCTAAACAACAATATAGTTTTGATTGTCCTGTTTGTTCTGCCGAAAAAGGTGAATATGAAGGTGATGGTAAAGGTAATTTAGAGGTTAACTTATCTGAGGGTGTTTATAATTGTTGGGCTTGTGGTGAGGTTAATGGAACCAAGGGTAGTCTTAAAAAATTATTCAGAAGTTTTGCTAACAAACAACAAGTTAAAAAACTAAAAATGATTGGTTACACTTTAGATGATTTTAAATCTAAAGTAAAAGATGCCAACGTTATCGAAGACTTAACCTTACCAAAAGGATTTATTAGTTTTGAAGAAGGTAACCCTAAATCACTGTTATATAAACAAGCTTGGAATTATCTTACTAAAGAAAGAAAAATTAAAAAAGAAATAATCCAAAGATATAAAATGGGTTATGTTAGTGGGGGACAGTACGACTCTAGGGTTGTAATTCCTTCTTATGATATTAATAATGAATTAAATTATTGGGTAACAAGAACTTATGTTAATGCAAAACCAAAGTACTTAAATCCTGATTCGGATAAAGAAATTTTAATATTTAACGAATGTTGTGTAGATTGGGATTCAGATGTTTATTTGGTTGAAGGACCTTTTGACCATATTGTAGTTCATAACTCAATCCCACTATTGGGTAAAAAAATTTCTGATAAACTAATGCATTCTTTATTCCATAAAACAAACGGTAATGTAATAATTCTCTTAGATGATGATGCATGGGAAGACGCTAAAAAACATTATGCAAAGTTGAATGTTGGAAAATTATTTGGTAGAATTAGAATTGTTAAAATGAAAGAAGGTTATGATATAGCCAAAATTCATGAAGACTTTGGTAGAGAAGGTGTGATTGAATGTATGAAAAGTGGTATTATTCTTAAAGAAAGTGAATTGTGATGGGATTTAATAAAAGAATTATTAAGAAAGAAATTTTATTAGAAAGATTTAGACTTGAGGGTTATCAAGGAATTATAAATTATATAGGTAATGCTGATGCATTACTTGGTTTAACTGATGAAATAAGGGAGATATTGGATATCACTTACTGTGATAATTGCCCAACTAAAAAGAATGTTGAGATTAATAAAGTAATAAATGGCAAATAAATGGGAAACACAAGTTTGGTTAGAACCGATAGAACATAAATATTATCATAAGGAAACTAACGAAGTTTTTAAATCAGTAACAACAATTTTATCATTATTGGAACCTCATTTCGATAGTGACTCAGTGGCTTACGCAATATCCCAACAGTCGGATGATGTAAAAAAACCTGAGTATGTTGGTATGACCAAGGGTGAGATATTAGTAGAATGGGAACGTATTAATCGTGAGGCAAATGAATATGGTACTGAAGTCCATGAAATATTGGAGAGGTACCTATTGGCTGATAGGATATACATACCTAAAAACGATTATGAAAGAGAGGTAATAAGTAAATTCCAAGAAGTAGATGATATGTCTGGTACAGTTTACCCAGAAGCAGTTTTATTTAGTGAAAAATATAAAATTTGTGGAACAGCGGATATTGTAGAGGATTGTGGTGATTATTTTAATATATTGGACTTTAAAACAAATAAAGAACTAAATTACATATCAAAATACAATCAATGGTTAAATAAACCAGTATCACATTTATCAGATTGTCAATACAACGTATACGCTCTACAACTATCTATATATGCATACATGATACAAATGCAAACAAGAAAAAAAGTTGGTAAACTACAGATATTTTATTTAAACCCACAAAAAGATTATACCTTTGAAAAAATTAATATGCCCTATTTGGGTAGGGATGCCAAAGCAATTTTGGACTATTGGTTAGAAAAAAATAAAAAATAAAGTCTTTAGTGTTTAATATTTTTTGTCTATTATTTATTAAATAAACAGATATATGAGTGATAAAATAGAATTCGAACCTAAATTAACTTTAGAGGAGACAATTGGAATAAAAGATAGATTTATAAATTTTTACCGAGACCTTGAGTCAATCCAAGACTATTTTTTGGCTAGAAAAAAAGAAAAAATTGTGGATATTAACCACGATAAATACACTAAAAACATGTTTGATGATTATAGTGTTGAGCCAAAAAACATGGAATTTGAAATCGAGGTGATTGAGGGTAATTTATTTAATCCTTCTACACAGATTATCACTTCACTACCTTTAGAATCACAAATCGGTAGACAAATCATGATGGGTATTAGAGAAAAAACCACTAACAAATATGTTGGGTTTATTCGTGTGGCTTCACCTGTTTTATCTATTAAACCTAGAAATGATTTCTTTGGTGAAACAATTAGAGCTACAGCTGTTAATAGACATATGATTAATGGGGCCATTATTGTTCCTGTACAACCTTTTGGGTATAACTACTTAGGTGGTAAACTATTAGCTTTAATTTCATGTTCACACGAAATTAAAAATATGTTAAAAGAAAAGTATGGTGATAAAATCGATACTTGTTTTTTTGAAACAACCTCCCTTTATGGTGACATCAAAGGTATGAGTCAATACGATGGTTTAAAACCATATATCCGTTACCAAGACATGACAGAATCAGATTTGTTTTTATTCCCAACAGAAGAAGTTTATGGGCCGATTAGAGCTAAAATGAGAGAGTTATACGGTAACCCTGAATGGGGTGGAAATACTGTAGACCCTGTACCATCAGGACCAAAGATGAGAGAGTTTAATAAGGCAATATCAGTCCTTAAAAATCACCTTAAACATTATGATATCGATGCTTATAATGAGTTTCATTCTTTCACCAAAACACATATGAAAGCCAAAACCAAAAAGAGATATTATTATTCAAACTTTGGATACGACAATGTTATTGAACATGTTAATTCTGGTGGTGAAATTCCTTTAATTGAAGGACAAAATTTCCATAAACACAAACTTTCTCATATGATTGAGTGGTGGAAAGGGAAAGCACAAAAAAGATACGAGAAACTTGTTGAGGAAAATAAACTAAGACACGAAATGGAAATCTACACTCTTGAAAGAATAGAGAATAACGATATAGACATGGTGAGATAAATGTACGTCGAAGTAAGTGGTAGACAAACAGGTAAATCAACTAGGATGGTTGAGGACATAGTTCTTTTTTTAGAAGAAAATGGTGGAAAAACAGCTTTAGTGGTTTCACCAACAGGGGCTAGTAGAAAACTAATAAAAGAAAAGATATTTCAAAAATGTGGTTACTGTATAAACAGAGTAATTACATCACATAAGATGTTACCACCCATGAATACCATGAAACAATATGTAGATGAGTTTTTTTATGTAAAAGAAAAAGATTTATTTATTGACGGAAGTGCTTATTATGCTGGTACACCTAAATTAGAAGGTTTCACTGGAAAATACCAAGATATAATAGACCTATTTAACCAAAAAATGGGTAAAATGGTACAATTAAAACCAATAAAAAAACATGGATTTGGAGGAAGTGATTGAAAAGTGGGGTAACTTAGGTTTTTTAGATGGGTTAACCGAAGAGTTTAAAGGTAATACAGCTATAACCTATGAAAAGGCTGCCACTATATTAATTAGTGATGGTCCTTTATTTGGTAGTGGTGATTTTTTAATAACTACTATATTCCCTATAATATATAGAATTTGTAAAACAGGTTTAATTATTAAAAATGTCCCAAATTTAATACAAAAATTTGACCAGTTTATAACTGATAATAGAGAGGTTATTAGTGATTTACATGGAACAAATTTTGATGCTGAGGCTGAGTTATGTAGTTTTTTTGCTGAAGACTATTGTGAATGGATTAAAGACAATCCTGAAATGGACCCAATAAAATATATACCAAAACATAAATTATAATGAATTTATCATACACCACATTCAAAAATTGGTTTTTAGATAATTACGGACATTTAGGATTTGATTTATCACCACTTTACCAAGACACACAAGATTTAAAATTTTATTTTGGTGTTTTATATAATAACAATAAAACACAGATGGTTAGGATAAGTTTGGAAAGAGTTTTAGATTTTACTGTTGGTGATAAGGAACTTAGAAAATTAATATTTGACACATTATTAACAACTTATGGTTATAGATTAGATGGTGATTTTATACCAATAAAAAAAATTAAACAATTTGAATTGTAATGGATGAAATTTCACAATGGTTTGAAAATGAGTTTGGTCATTTGGGGTTCACGGTTACACCTATAATGTATAACCCAGATAACTTTTCTCCCGTTAGGGGAGTTTTATTTAGGCATCCACGAGTAAGTAGTAATTATACTTTTAAAACTAATATACAAATTTCAGTTCAACTCACAGATGACGTATATCATTCTAATTTTAATGTTGAAACTGAATATAAAGAATTACTTACAGAGGCAGTAATTCAATTTTTAAATATACACGGATTATCAATAGAGGATTTAAAAGACTTTAAACCTATAAAAAAAATTAATAAATTTAAATTATGATAAAAATAATCTATCACTGTGCTGATTTACACATCAGACTTTATAAAAGACACGATGAATACCGTGAACAATTTCAAAAGTTCTTTGATTCAGTTAAAGAACATATGGAAGAAAACAACCTTAACAGAGAAGAGGTTAGGATTGTTATTGCTGGTGATGTGGTACACTCTAAGAATCAGTTAACACCTGAACTAGTAGATTTAACAACATGGTTCTTTAAAAATTGTTGTGACATTTGTGATACCATAGTTATTTTGGGTAACCACGATTTCTTAGCCAATAACTTAGATAGAATGGATGCGTTAACACCCATTATTGATACAATGAATGATGATAGACTTAAGTTTTTAAAACACACAGGATGTTTTGAGGATGAGAATATTGTTTGGTGTTTATATGGTCATATCGAAGGTTCACAGAGACCTGAAATAGAAAAGGCCAAAGAGGACTTTGGTGATAAGACATACGTTGGTTTATATCATGACCCTTTAATTGGTTTAAAGACAAATGTTGGGTTTGAATTTGAGGACGGACAAGACATTTCTATTTTTGATGGTTGTGATTTTGTTTGTTGTGGTGATATTCACTTATACCAAGTGATGAATTATCATGGAACTACTATCGTACAACCCTCATCAATGATACAACAAGATTTTGGTGAGTCTGTAGATAAACACGGGTTTGTTATATGGAATGTAGAAACTAAAAAACATAAACATATTAACTTAGAATCCGATTATGGGTTTTATACTTTTAAAATAAGCTCAATAGAGGATATTGAAAATGAAATAGAAAGGTTAGTATGATAAAACCTAAAAAATATATAAAAAAATACCATTTTGGTGATTTTGATTATGAAAAGGAGTTAAATAGACTTTTAAATGAATTATCTGGACAGATTCAAAGTAGTAATAGAGGGGGACCTGCCAATTGGATTGTTTGTTCACCACAAGTAGCTGATTCAATAAACTCAATGATTATGGAATCCCAAATAGGTGATTGGAGGATAGAAGATAACAGTTTTATACAAGATATACAATTAAGACCTAGAAGAGTACCTCAGTATCTTAACTTGGATATTAGTATCACTAACACAGATAATAATTATTTTTTATAAATAAAATGGCAAATTTTTCAGGATTAACAACACAAAGAGAAGAAATTATTAAAAAGTGGATGGACTCTGGGTTGTTAGATTGTTTAGACACTAATAATGAAACAAAAATAAATATAGCCTCATTACTTGAGGGTCAGACATCACAGTTAATTAATGAAGTGGATGAAGTACCTAGCACTGGTGGTTTTGATACTATAGTGTTCCCAATAGTAAGAAGGATTTATCCTAGAACATTATTTCAAGACTTACAGTCACATTACGTGGAATTTAAAAAAGATGGTTTAACACCATATAATTACGTTAAAAAACATAAATTATGACAATAGGGGATAAAGTAAAATATGAGAATTCTTTTTCAGATACTATGATAGGTACTATAGTTAGTAAAGAACAACCTACTTGTAAATGTAAAGGAATGGGTAAATGGGTTATTGACTTTAGTGGTGAAATTAAAAAAATAAAAATAAGTGATGAAAGATTAAGTCTATATAATATAGAACCAACTATGACTAATTTAAATTTTAATTTTGGAAAATAATAAAAAATATCCTGATAATATTGTCTTTAATGAAAAGACAGATAAATTTGATGCTAACCTAAAGCATTACCCAACAACGGTGGGTGCTCAAAAGTTTGAAATTTTACAGATAGATAAATCAGATGCAATAAAGGCTGATAAATATTTTAATAAAAAATTAGAAGAATTAAAGGAAGAGTATGATAAGTTGCTGAATGAGTATGAGTCAACCAAGTTATTATACAACACCAAATATTCATTTCAACCTATATTAGGTGAGATTTATTATATCTATAAGAATAATAATGATGAAAACTTTTTAAGTATCATAAAACCTAATGAATGGAATAAACCATGTTATGGTAGTTATAAACTAAATACTAATGGAACATGGGAAGAGATAGAGTATTAATAATAATATGAATAGAAATTTAACCCTACAAGAAAAAATAGTAAAATTAACCACAAATAGTTTTCATAACATAGATAATAACATAAGACAAGGTGAACAAATTACTCGTGAAAACTATGAAACTTTAAGAGAACAAATAATTGGTCTTTTGGAATATCTTGAAAATGAAAAGGTATATGTTTTAGATTTACCAGGTAATATAATACCACACCCTGAAGCTAGAAGAAGGATGGTAGACCCTGAGTTAGCTAACACACCAACAACAAAAACTTTAGTAGTTGGTACTCAAAATTTTAATACTTTTTATGATTTAGTTATAAAAATAATGGAAGATTTAAGTAGTAATAAAGAAGTTTTTATATACACAATAGACACCGTTAGGATATTCAACCCGATAAATTTTGAACCTGATTATAGATACATAGTTAGATATAGTACTATCGATATGGATTATTGGTATAACCCACAATACGTAGAACAAATAAATAACCCTATACAACCTGAACAATATTTTGAAAGGTATTCAAATACAAGAACAGATGAAAAATCTAATAAACCAAAATCTATTGGTGATAGTAAATTGATACACAAATTTTAATGGAACTACCTAAAGATTTAAAAGATGAAATATGGGAATACTGTAGATTAAACGATATAACCGATTTGAATGCTTTTATGGTTAGGATGTTAAAACAAGGTTACAATATTGAAAAATATGGTGCCACCCCTTTTAAAATGGGGCAAAAAGAACCTGAAATTATTGAAAAAGAAATCATCAGGGAAGTGATTGTAGAAAAAGAGGTGATTAAAGAGGTTATTGTCGAAAAAGAGAAGATTGTTGAGGTAATTAAAGAAGTCCCTGTTGAGGTTATAAAAGAAATAATCGTAGAAAAAATTGGTGGTATTACTGAAAATAGAGTGGAAGTACCTGTTGAAGTAATAAAAGAAGTTATTAAAGAGGTTATAGTAGAAAAAATTGTTGAGGTGCCAATTAAAAACGATAAACAATTTAAAGAATTAGAACAACAAGTTGAAAACCTTAAAATAGAGTTAGAGTTGGAAAAAAATAGAAACTATAAACCAACTAAAACAGAAAAACCAAAAGAAGAAAATTCAAAAACACCAACTAGCAACGTTATTAGTTGGATATCCAAATCTGAAAGGGATACTGATTTATATGGAGAGTAAACAAGTCTTTATTTAATCAAAAATTTAAAGTATATTTTTATAAATTAAAGAAATATGGAAAACTTGGTAAAAGAAGTTAAAACTGTTGTGCCTGAAAAGGCTAAAATCAGAGTTATATGGGATGATAGTCCAGAAAATTACACCCAGGAACGTGCAAAAAGAATTGCTAAATACTTTACTGAGAAATATAACAACCCTAATGTACAGGTTATTTTTAAACCTAAAAAAGTACTCACTGAAAATGGTGAAGTAGAAATGACCGTTGCTGATAATGTAATGGATACTAATTATCAAAGAAAGTTATTTAAACAATGGATTACTGATAATAAAGTAGATGTTGATTGGGATAGACTCTTACGTTTAGATGATAAAGTAAACGAAAAATTATCACAAGAAAGAGAAACAGATTATAGATATCGTAATTGGTATATAAAGGAGTTAGAGTGGTCTAATTTCCTTTCTTATGGTGATGGTAATAAAATCTCTTTTAAAGAGTTAGAGGGTATTACAGTGATTACTTCAGACCCGTTAAATATGGGTGGTAAAACAACTCTTGCTTTAGATTTACTTTTATTCCTTTTCTTTAATACCACCACAAAAGGTAGTACCGCAATTAAAATGTTTAATCTTTTTAGAGAAGATAAAAATGAAGTAGTTGTTAAGGGTAAAGTTGCTATTGATGGTGTAGATTATATCATCGAGAGAACTGTTGTACGTAAAGCTAAAAGGACTGGTGATGAGTATACCACTAGAACAGACTTATCTTTCTATAGAACCTTACCTGATGGTAGTATTGAAAACTTAGAAGGTGAACAAAGAAGAGAAACAGAAGAATTTATAAAAAAATCGGTTGGTTCAGTGAATGATTTTTTATTAACAATTATTGCTGATGCCGACAATCTTGAGGACATCATTCACACCAAACCGACTGAAAAAGGGCGAATCCTATCTAGATTTATTGGATTAGAAGTTATTGAAGACAAAGAAACTATTGTCAAAGAAATGAAATCTAATTGGTCAAAAGGATTAAAATCAGACCAATACAATATTACAGACTTAAATTCTGAGATTGGTGAACTAAAAAGTTTAATTTCTGAAAATGAAAACTCGATTAAAGAAAATGAATTAGAAATTAAATCCCTAGAACTTAATATTGAGTCTTCCACAGTCAAAAAAGAAAATTTAATTGGTAAAAAAATAGAGATAGATTCTGATGTTATTAATTTAAGACCCGAAGATATTGATAATGAAATTGATAGAATCGAATTGTACGGTAAGAAGAAAAAGAGTGAGTATGAGGATACTAAAAAATCTTTTGATTCTATGACAGAACCAGTTTATGATGAAGATTTACATGAGGAATATGTAAAACAAGAACGAGGATTTAGTTTAGAAGTAGAGAGAGCTAAATCTAAAATAAAGGAAACTCAAAAAACAATTAAAAATTTAGAAGAGGGTGAGTTCTGTTCTTTATGTAAACAACCTTTAGCTGATGTAGACCATTCAGATGAAATTGAGGAAAATAAAGTATTATTAGATACTTTGGGTAGTGATTTATTGTCTTTATCCGAAAAATTAGTTGAGATTACAAATCTAGTTAAAGAACAAGATAACATTAAATCTTCTGTTTGGGAATACGATAGAACTTCTTTAACGGTTTCTAAACTAGAATTGGATTTAGAAAAATTAAGATTAGAAAGAAAAGAAAAATTAGACCTTAAAAAACGTTATGAAGATAATCTAGACAATATCCAAAAAAATAAAGATTTGGAGAGTCAGATAATAGGTTATAATTCTAAAATAAGTGGATTAGAATTGGAAAAAACTAATAAAATTAAATTAGGTGAAAGATTATCTAATGAAATTGAAACTTATAAAACAAAGATAAATAAGAACGAGGAATACATTAAAACTATTAAAGCAGAAGAAGAAATTAAAATAATTTTTGATGTTTATGCTAGAATGGTTGGTAAAAATGGTATCCTTAAAATAATAATGAGAAGTGTTATGCCTTTAATTAACTCAGAATTGGATAGATTACTAGTAGATACGGCATCATTTAAATTAGAAGTGGATATTAACGATAAGAAAGAAGTTGAATTTTTAATAGTAAAAGAAAACGAAAAAGGTGAGGCTATCAAATACCCTATTAATGAAGGTAGTGGATTTGAAAAAACAGTGTCATCATTAGCTTTACGTTGTGTAATGTCAAAAGTCAGTTGTCTACCAAAACCTAACATAATTGTTTTTGATGAGGTTTTTGGAAAGGTTGCTAACACTAATTTAGAGTTAGTTGGAAACTTCTTTCAGAAATGTTCAGAAATGTTCCCTAACATTTTTATTATAACACATAATGAAATTGTTAAAGATTGGGCGACTAAAATAATAACAATTAAAAAGAAAAATAACATATCATCATTAATGGTACAATAATTTTTTAGTATCTTTGTTGGTATATATTTATAAATAAAAGAAGTTATGGATGCAAGATATATGATTGTTATCCTAGGTTCCTATAAAGGAATTGAGGAAGATTTAAACAACATAGCTAACGGTGAGGATGGTGTTAATTATGTCGATGGTAACGGTATATTTATGGGTACTTTTTATAGTGTTTATAATACTATAGAGATATACGAAAACTTAGTTCATATACCAGCTTTTTTATTGTTTGAGATATCTGACCCCTCACATAGTGCTATAAGTCTACCAACGAAATATCTAAAGGGTTTGTTTCCTGAGATTGAAAAAACGTTAAACGAACTTACAGGTGAACCTAAAGTCAAAACTAGAAGAAAAGGTAAGAAAAAGGTTGAGGTTGAGGAATACAATAATGTTGATGATATTTTGGATAAACTTAGTAGAAACAACTATGATAGAGGCTGTTTGACAGAGAGTGAAATTGAAATTTTAGAAAAAAGTTCTTAATTTTTTGATTTTTAAAAAAGTATTCATTATATTTGTAAAAAAATTATGAATATGGAAAGTAAGGAATTAAAAAATGAAATGAATAAATTACGTCAAGTAAAAGACGTAGTTTTCAAAAATGAGGTTAACAATAATTGTGTTTCTACTCTCAGTGAGATTGAAAAATTAATCAAAAAATACCCTAACGATTACGACTTGGGTCAAAATTTAAGAAAATTTTATTTGGAATCGATTAAATAATTATTATCTTTGTATTTAATGGATAGGGAAAAATACACTAAGATATTAAAAACGGGTGAACGGGTAGATTGGCACGGCGCTAATGTGCCCAATGAACTAATAACTAGTTCAGTTAGACTTTGGTCTGACGCGTTATCACATGAAATAGACAAAATTGAGAGTGAGTTAGACGACTTAAAAGGTGTTTCTTTAGATAAACGTAAAGCTTATTTACAATCATTAAAAAACAATTTAAAAGATTGTCCTTATACTTTGAATGGTGATTTCTACCTCATCAAAAAAAGAGCTATTGAGAAAGAAATGGCTGAAGATAAAAAAGTAGAGAAACCTAAAAAAACAAAAGAAAAGGTAGTTAAAGAGACAACCAAAAAAGAAATAGTTAGTTCTAGAACTAAAAACAGTGATTTAATATTCGGTAAAAAAACAAAATAAATATATGGTATCATACAAACGTTACATTGACACAACAGAGGACTCTATTTCTAACTATTTAAAAGAGGTTAGAAAGATTGATTTGGTAACACCCGAAGAAGAGTTGGAGTTAGCTAAAAAAATTGCTGAGGGGGACAAAAGGGCATTAGATAAATTGGTTAAAGCTAATCTTAGATTTGTTATCTCAATAGCTAAAGAATATCAAGGACAAGGGATTCCTTTGGTAGATTTGATTTCTGAAGGTAACTACGGATTGATAAAAGCTGCAGGTAAATTTGACCATACAAGAGGTTTTAGGTTTATTTCTTATGCTGTTTGGTGGGTTAAGCAATCGATTCTACAATCTTTGTGTGAAAATTCAAGAACAGTAAGACTTCCTGTTAATATCACAAACCAGTTATCAAAAATTAAAAAAGAGATTGCTGTCTTCGAACAAGAAAATCAAAGAATGCCAATCAACGGTGAGATGGATTTATCTGTACTAAATCACCCTACATGTACTTCATTGAATGATAAAATAAATGAAGAAGGTGATGAGATTATGGACTTAATTCCTGATTTAACATTTGCTAGACCTGACGAGGACACTATGTCTGATGAAATCTTAAAAAACGAATTGGAAAAAACTTTATCAATTTTAAGTGATAGAGAAAGAAAAATTGTTGACATGTATTTTGGTGTTGATGGTGGTGCTTTAACTCTTGAACAAATTGGTGATGAGTTTGGTCTTACAAAAGAACGTATTCGTCAGATTAAAGAAAAGGCTTTAAGAAAGTTGAAGAATAATAGTGAAAATCTTTTTGAATTTGTACAAAAGTAATGAAAATAGTTGTTTTTACAGGGGCAGGAGTTTCTAAGGAATCAGGTATTGATACATTCAGAGATGCTGGTGGTACATGGGAAAATGAAGATGTTGAAGCTGTTGCCACACCTGAAGGTTGGAGAAAAGACAGAGAAAGAGTATTGGATTTTTACAACAAAAGAAGGCAACAGTTACTTGGTGTCGAACCCAATGAGGCACATAAACTTATTGCTGAATTAGAAAAAGAACATGAGGTAACCGTTATCACACAAAATGTAGATAATTTACATGAACGTGGGGGTTCTACAAACATCTTACATTTACATGGTGAGTTAACTAAAGCACAGAGTAGTTTAAACCATAAGAAAGTTATTGATGTTGGTTATAAACCAACTAATATTGGTGACAAACATGAAGACGGTTCACAATTAAGACCACACATTGTTTGGTTTAATGAGTACCCCAATAATATAAATGAATCTGTAATAGCTCTTAGAAATTGTGATGTTTTATTAGTTATTGGCACCACATTATTTATAAGTTATACACTTGGTCTATTGAGGTCTTGTAAAGATTTACATAACCCTAATATGGGGGTGATAGACGTTGTTTGCATCGACCCCAACCCTCCTAAAGGTGAACTAGATGGTATGTTTAGAGATGTTAATTATATTGAAAAACCTGCCACTGAGGGTATGAAAGAATTTATTGAAAATTATTTGCCTAAATTTATTGCTAATTAAAATAATACCCTTATATTTGTATTATAGATAAGGAAATAAATTAAATGTTCTTATTGTCAGAATACATTAAGAACAGCCACGGTCAGAACACCGTGGTTTTTTTTTGCATAAAATTTTTTTTATACTTTATTCTTGCATATTTATTAATAAAAAAGTAAATGAGTGTAAAGTATATTATCGACAACGCCGACAGTTTATTATCAGAACAAATAATAACGGGTGATTTATTAGTGACTAACATAATATCAGGAGCAACCTTTTATGGTGATGGTTCTGGTTTAATTGGTGTTAGTGGTTCTTTTACTGGTGGTACTGTAACAGGACCTACTGAGTTTACAAGTGGTTTATCAGCTGACACAATTTACGCCAATTATTTTATTGGGGACGGTTCTCAGTTAGCTGGGGTAGTTGGTCTTACTTATACCGATTTAGGGTTTACAGTAACATCACCGGCACCCTCAACTATAAATCAAAATGTAGTTTTACCTTATAATTCAACAGTAACTTATCCAACACCTTTAACAGTTGACCCAGGTTTTTCTGTTACAGTACCATCTGGAACAACATTATCAGTAATCTAATATATAAAATAATAATAAAATAATAATAAAATAAAAAAAAACAAAATGAGTCAAATTAATGTAAATACAATAAATTCAGCTGGAGACCCAAGTATATCAATAAGTGTTCCGTTTAGATATTCATCATCAGTAGCTACAGGTGGTAGTTCTTCAGCTATAGGAAGTTCTGTTACAGCAACAGGTTCTGGTTCACATGCTGAAGGATGGCAAACTTTAGCTTCAGGAAATTTTGGTTCACATGCTGAGGGGTATCAAACTTCAGCAACAACACAATCATCACACACTGAGGGTTCACAAACTTTAGCTTCAGGAAATAACGCACACGCTGAAGGGGAACAAACTATAGCTTCTGGTGCTTCTTCACACGCTGAAGGGGAGGATAGTGTAGCTTCAGGTACTTCTTCACACGCTGAAGGTAAAACTACAATAGCATCGGGAAATTATTCACATTCACAAGGATACCAAACAACAGCGGGAGGTGATTACTCACACGCGAGTGGTTCTGCTACTATTGCTAGTAATACATCTTCATTTATTCATTGTAATTCTGGTACTGTTGATGCTATTGCTGGAGCCGTTTTGGGTGGTACAAGTAATATTTTAACTAATACAGCTACAAATAGTGCTATTATAGGTGGTAATAATATTACAGGGTCAACATCAAACACAGTTTATGTACCAGAACTAGAAGTGACATCAGTTGGTTTTGGTATAATATTACAATCTTCTAATGGTACTAGATATAGAGTAACAGTATCGAATGGTGGTGCATTGACTGTAACAGCAGCATAAAATTTATTAATAAAAAGAAAATTATGTCTACACAATACATTATTAATAATAACGACGGTCTATTATCTGGACAAACAATTAGTGGAGATTTAACGGTAACTAATTCTTTATCAGCCACAACATATTATGGTGATGGTTCTGGTTTAAGTAACATAGGAGTTAGCCAACCTTATAAAGTTTATACGGCTTTATTAAATCAGGGTGGTGTTGGTATTGCTCCGACAGCTAGGGTATTAGAGAATACTTTAGGTGTTATAACTTGGGAGTATATCGATGCAGGTATATATTATGGGACATTAACTAGTGCTTTTACACCTTCTAGTAGTGCTTTTACTTATGACAAAACAGTTGTGTTTGTACAAAGGTATCTATCTCTTTCTGCCGCAGGAGGTGGTAAAGATGTTGTTGCGTATAGGGGCAGTGATGAGAGTATTACTGTTGTAACAATGGACAATGTTGATTACATTAATAATGTTTTATATGAACAAGGAATAGAAATAAGGTTGTATGATTAAAATATAAAAAAACCACAATTAATGTTGTGGTTTTTTTTATTATGGAACAAATATTTGTAATTGTCCAGCACTTACAGTAAAATCAGGTTTTTTCATCACGGTGATTGTGACCAGATTCCAATGATTTGTTTCTAATTTTTCAGGATTAATAATAACATTTAAATTATCACCACCTTCTCTTGAAACTATAAATCTTCTATTAGGTCTTATTTCATTATCTATAATACTATAAATTATTTCATCTTTAGCATCCTCAAGTAGGTTAATAATGTCATAATCATATATTTTTTCACCACTCCCGTGTCTCCATTTTCTTTGTGCTGTATGACCACCTGTATCATGATATAAGTCAAAAGTAAAAGTAATTTCACTACTTAACTCATGAAATTTTTCTTCCCTTAAGATAGTTTCTTTTATTAAAGATTTAATATTCATATTTTATAAATATTTATATAAGTATTAAACGATATACTTTTAAAATAAAATTAATTAAAATTAAAAATAAAAAGGCTATGAAAAAAATTATTGAGTTTGTAAAAAAATATAAAATCTACATTTTATCGGGATTATTATTTATCTTCTTTTTCCGTTCTTGTATTAAATCAGGTGAGGTAAGAAAGTTGGATAAAATTAAAACTAAAAATGAAAGAGTTATTGATAGTTTAACTTCTGTTGTTAACGGACAAAAAGACACTATTAATAATATTTCTGAAGTAATTAGAATGGAAAAAATTAGAGTCCATAGAAATTATGATAATTATATTTCTTCTAAAGACAGGGGTGACCAATTAATGGAACTCCATATGGTTGTGAAAAAAAATATTAAAGAACTAGAAAAATGAGAAAAATAATTAATTGGGTTAAGGACAACCCAAACAGAAGTATGTTCTTGTTACCTATTATATTGGTAGCAGGAATTTCTATTTCACACGTTGTTTCTTGGTATGATATTACTAACCCATTTAGTTGGGCAGTTTACTTATCAGTCGCTATTGAAATAGGTGCTATGACAGCTTTGGTCGCAGCAACAAATAAAATGAAAGGTGGGGTTTGGTTTATGTTTGGATTGATTACACTAATCCAAATGATTGGTAACATATTCTTCTCATTTAAAGAAATTGACGCAAACGGTTCTTTATTTAAATCTTGGGTTGAACTTACGGGTCCACTTTGGGATATGATTGGTTCAGATTCTACCGATGTTGTTTCCATGAAAAGATGGTTGGCATTTTTAGAGGGTGGATTACTACCTATTATATCACTAACCTCACTACATTTCTTTGTTAAGTATGAAAAATCTAATTCCCCAAAAAAGGAAGAGATTTCTCCAAATGAAGAGGTAATTACTGTAAATCAAGTACAAATTGAAGAAACCAATTCCCCAAAAGAAGATGAAAACTTGTTTCAAGAAGAGGTTTATTTACCTACAAAGGAAGAGGCTTTAATCGAAATAAATGAGACTCTTAATAAAGAGGTTAAAAAAGTTTGGGCAAAAGTTGAGGAATTAAGAGAAGAAAGTAAATTACCTGAAACAACAGAAGAGGATGATTCATCTGAACCTACCACTTTAGCTAATTCTGAATATAGACTAGAAGAAATTAATGAGGAGGATGATGAACAACCATTGTTAGTTGAAGAAGAAAATCCTGAAGATGAAATAATTATTCCCATGACAGGAGACACTAGAGTAGTTGAAGTTGGAACAGATATTAAAGCTGGAAAAACTTTGGGTGATGAATTAACTAAAAGTTGGAATAGAATAATCAAAAAAAATAACACTATCGATAGATTAGGTTAATGATTAACGAAATATCATATCTTTTAGGTGAAAATAATTACTACAAACAAACCTACGAAAAAACTCAAATAGTAGTTGGTCATAATAGTAGAAAAGATATGCGTCACTACCATTCATGGATTAATAGGAGAAATGGTGGTTATAAAAAAACAGCCACCTTCTCAATAGATAAGGATGGTTCTATTTATAAACATTACGACCCAAAATACTATTCAGATTTTTTAGGTTGTGAACAAGATAAATGTAATATATCAATAGTATTAGTTAACGAAGGTTGGGTAAAATTAAACGATATGAACGTGTTTGTTGACTGGTTAGGGCATACTTATAGTAAAAATAGTGATTTATTAGAAAAGAATTGGAGGAACTATAAATATTGGATAAAATACACCGAAAAACAGTTTGATTCCCTTAATTATTTAATAAATCATTTATGTGAAAACTATAATATTAAAAATAAATTTATTGGTCATAATGTTTATGATGAAAATATAGATTTATTTAAAGGAATAACTTTTAGGAGTAATTACTTTAAGGATATAACGGATGTAAGTCCGGCTTTTGAATTTGAAAAAATAAAATAAAATGGATGATAGAAAATTTTTAGACAAAATTAGAAAATTACAAGAAAGTGGTCAAAAAATTGGTCTAACAGAATCTACTGTAGGTAAATCTACATTAAAAGACTCTAGTTTTAGAAGACTTTTAAAAGAGTACGAGGAAAATACTAATATACAAACAGTTGAACCTGACGAACAAAGAGACGAAGAAAATAAGTTTAAAGATACTGTATCTAAATTGGTTAAATTTAACCCAATTAAGGTACATAAAGAAAACGTTGAGTGGTCAGGAAATCTTGTAAGAGAAAAGATTCAATGGAACTACTCACTAGATGAAAAAATTGGTTGTTATATTCAATCAATGACAGATGGAGGTACTTCAGCACCAATTCAATTAACGGATGATACTTTAGAAGTTATTAAAAAACTTAGAGGTTATTATGATGTATGGAGTGATGAATGGTCAGCAAGATTAACGGGTGGTTCAGCAGAAGAAACAACCGAAGAAACACCAGTAGAAACTGCACCCACAGAAGCAGGTACAGAAGGTAAAGAAACAGGAGGATTTGGATTTTAATTATGAAAGGTATTAATTTAAAAGACACCATTTTATTTGGTGGTATTATGTTTTTAATCATTTTACTTATGATGAGTAGATGTGAAAAAACTAAAATGGAAAAAGACTTGTATGAACAAGTTAGAGCAACAAATAAAGAAATTGTTAAAAACAGTAAACTAATAAAAGAAAAAGACGGGCAATACTCTAAGTTTGTCAATAATTTCAACGACCAAAAAGATTTACTTAAACAATTAAAGGAAGAAAATAAAGATTTATATAAAACAATCAAAAAAAGTGATGAAAAACTTTTAATGATTAATAATACATTGATTACACTAGAAGGACAAGTTTCGGAAGGTTTTGGTAAAATTAATCCTAGTGATAGTAATTTAATTGATTTAAAATTAAAATACCCTAACGACAAAGATTGGTTTATTTCTTGGGATGGTACAGTACATAAGAAGACAGCTTTCTATAAAGGTGACTGGACTTTTGGTAAATTACCTTTACAGATTATTTTAACTGAAACAGATAAAGGTATATGGAATAGTAGATTAATTGGACCAGAATGGTTAAAGGTTGATAAAATGGAGGTTAATGCTATTAAACCTGAAGACATTACATCACCATATGTACCACAACCACGTAATTTTGGACTTATGTTAGGTGGTGGTTATGTAAAAGGATTTGCTAATCCAACAACTAACGCACTTTCAATAGGTATAGGTGGGTTCTTTAAAAATCATTCAGTAATAGTTAATGGAACAACTAATAGTACGATAGGCTTTAATTATTATTACAGATTTGTTACTTTTAAGAAAAAATAATTGTCATGAGTAGTAATTTACAGGTTAAAAGATTAATAGAAGAAATACAAGAAAACAGTCACAAAAAAGTTATTGTTTACGCATTAGATGGTTGTCCAGCGTGTGAAGAGTTTAAAAGTAAGATTGATAAAATAGGTCTTGTTTTTGAAAATATCGGTATGGATGGTAACGACGTTATGTGGAAAATGTTAAGTGAAAAAGGTGGTAGTGACTTTGTTCCACAAGTTGAAGTGGAGGGTTATTTGATTAAAGAGGAAGAATATGAAACTGTTAATGAGTTGGTTAGTAAGACCTTATCGAGACTCTTAGAACGAAAAATTATAATTAAATAATTAAAAAATTAAAACCACTTAAAATTTAGGTGGTTTTTTTATGCTCAGAAGATATTTATCTAATAAATAATAATCGATTATTAAAAAAACACAAAATGGCAAAGGTATTAAGATACAATGAAGAAGAATTCGTAACTCTATTAGAGAACATCGTAAAAAGAGTTAAAAAAGAACAAATGTTAGAAGAGGCTAGAAAAAATAGAAAAGCTAACCTATCTGAAAATTTCAATAGACTTAGAGAAAGAAGAAGTCGTAATTAATAATGAAAAGTCTTATTAAACAAGTCCTTAAGGAAGAACTAACTCGTGCCGATAAAGCTGAAATTAAAAAAATAGCAAGGACCGAGTTTGAAGACATGCTTAAAAGTTCCAACATCAAATCAAAGATAGAGGATATTGTTAAAAAACAACTTAAAAACGATAAAGCAACCCAAAAAGAAGTTGCTGATATCACACAAAAAGTATTAGTACAATTCTATAAAACCCTTTGGACTAGAAGAAGTTTTTGGGCTAATAAATTAGATAACATATAATGTCATATAATTTAATTAATAGAGACCCAATAGCTAAAGTAGGGATGAGAATCCGTATGGGTGAATTTGATGCCAACAATCCATCTAAAAAAAATTCTGAATGGAAACCTGATGTAAGTGCAGTAAAAAAAGATTTAGAAGGTACTATATATAAAATAGATGACATTGGTACCTTACATGTTAAGTGGGACAACGGGAGTACAATGGGGATTATACCTAATATAGACACTTATACGTTATTACCATCTTTAAAAGACCAGGTAGATTTTAATGTTTTTGAGGCTGAAGATAAACCTATTTTAAATAATAGTAAGGCAACTCCAGCAGGAAAAAATCTATCAAAAAAGTTTAAAGCACCAATGAAAAAACTTGGTGTAAAATCTGAATCTGAGGAAAAAAATCTATCAAAAGAGGTTGATTGTGAAATGTGTGACCATTCTTGGGACATAGAACCAAAAGAAAAACACCCATACTTATGTCATGATTGTGGTTACGATAACAAATCTAAAAAATATAACTACAAAGAACTTGAAAACTTTCGGAAGAAACATAAAAAAGAGGGTGAGTTAGAAGAAACTATGACAGCCGGTGGAGGAAATGGTTTAGCTGGTGCATCAGGTTATGCATTTACAGGTTCATTAGGTGGTACCAAAAAAACAAACGAAAACAAAATCATTAAAGTAAAAGATTTAATGAAAGAAGAAACTACCACAAGTGCTATTTCAGCAACGGTAGATTTTGTGGTAGCTAATTTATTGGGTTGGGGTACAAAGGAGGATATGAGTCCACCTTGGCCTTCACCTAAAAGAAAAGCTGATAATAATGAAATAGAAGATTGGTGGTGGCAAAAAATACCAACATACAATGGTGGTGTTATAACAGACCCTTATGCCAAAACAAACGAAACTTGGGACGACGACCAATTAGAGGTTCATATTGACGGTGATATGACGCAATTTCAAAAAGACGTTTATAAAAACCCTAAAAAATATAAACAATCTGTTATTACAATTGACAAGGGGTTTGACCTTAACGTTAGTCCACCAAATAATGATTGGAAAACATCATTACAAAAAGGGGTAACTTTAAAAAACCAAAAATCAGAAGAACCCGCTGAACATTTTCGTAATAGACACTATTCAAGAACCATCAAGAAAGAAGAGGTATCTAATTTTGTAAATGATTTACTTTCAGAATCTAAGAAAAAAGAAAAGGAAAAAGAGGATTTAGAAGAAACAACAACATTTGGTTCTGTATTTGGTGGTGGTTTCCCTGTAGGTCCTGCTTTTGCAGCTAAGAAAGGGAAATGGACACCATCTAAAAAACCTATATGGAAAGGTGGTAAAATCATCCAAAGATTAGATAATACTGGTATTCTAGGTGAAAACACTTTATTTACTGAAATAAATAAAATTAAGTTTGTCCCAAAAGGAGGTAAATTTGTTAAGATTAAAGACAAATGTGCTAAATATAATAACCAACCATGGTGTAGTCAGGGAGCAATAGATAAACCTTTAGAACTTAGTAATAATACCTTTGAAAGTATTAAAAAAGTCTCTAAAGAAACTGGTTTACCTTTTAATATTATCTTAGATAAAATCAAATTAAAGATACTAAACAATAAATAAAGATATTTATAATAAAAACATAGACATGTCAAATAAGATTAATAAACTAGTTAAAAAGAACTTAAATACTTTACTTGAAACTAAAGGATTTGAGGATATGGAAGTTGCTTTTGGTGTTAAACACAAAAGTGATAACCTTTCTGACGCTGAAAAAGGCCAATTTGGTTCAATGGAGTCAATCCAAGACAAAGAAAGTGGTGTTGTTAAATTAGGTACTTCTACTGTACAACCAGCATTAAATAAAGTACATAAAGAAGATGTGAAAGATGCTGAAGAGTATTACAAAATGGTTTTGGATAGAATGAGAAACTTCCAAAAGACAGATACTTCTGAACCATCACAAATTGGTGAGGCTTTTAAACCTAAAAAGGTTAATAGAGAAGATGACCAAACAAAAGATTATGATGTATATGATACTGAAGCTTTAGGACCTGGTATGTTAGCACTAAAATATGATAATGAAGGAACACCTGTTCACGATGAATTCGTGAAAAGACAAGATGAGTTAAACGGTAACGACTCTACATATCTAAAATTAAGAGGTTATTCAGAAAAGTATTTAAAACACAAATACGGAACACCTGATGAATACCACTACTCACCAAAAGTTAGAACAACTGATAAACCTATTGCTGAATCAGATAAAAAATACTCTGACGTTATTGAAGAAAATATATTCAAAACAAAAAGTAAGATAACATCAAAAGAACAGGTTATTAGATTAACAGAAAAGTTACCTTCTAGAGTTAAGATTGATGAGACAGTATTTGCTGTTACTGACGGTAATAACTATTATAGATTGATTTGGGAAGGTGAAGAAGACGGTGAAGCGGTTATTACACACGAAAAAAATACTAAGGTAGTTAGTGAGTCGATTGATAAAATGAAACATTTGTGGGGTTATAAAGCATCGGATTCTATTTCCACTAAAAACATTGTTAAAGAAAACGAAGAAGATAAGTTTAAAACATTATTTAGACAAATGAAAAAATAATCACTATGGCAAATGAAAAAAAAATAAACACGGAACCAACAAAAAAGAAGTGGTATTCAGTAGCAGCAGAAAAAATTAAATGGTTTTTTACTGAAGTTATGAATATGTATTCAGCTAGTGATTCTTATTTTTCTAAAAAAAGAATTGAATCTGGTGTAGCTTTTGTTATAGCTCAATGGGGGATGATATTTTTTTTAATGGAAAAACATAGTAAACTAAGTATGGGTGAATTTCTATTATGGGCTTCAGCGGAATTTGCGGTCGCGGGATGGATGATTACTAAAATACAGAAAGAAAAAAATACAAATCATAACGAAGAAAACCCTCAGTAAGAGGGTTTTTTTATTTATAATCATATTTATGTAATATGAAAAAAGTAATTAGACTTACAGAATTAGATTTAACAAGAATTGTCAAAAGAATTCTTAAAGAAGAGGCTGAAGAAAAAGTTGAGGTAACATATAGTACTTCACATGGTGATATAACTTATATTGGGCAATTAGGTAGAAACCCTAACGAAGATTTATATTATTTTAAACCAGAGGAAGGTGGGTTTGAATTTATGTCTAATAGTAGTATGAAACCTAATTGGGGTCTTGAAAAAGAATTTAATAGATTAGTCGGAAAAAAATTAACTGTTGATTATGAATATGGTCCTTCTATTAAATTAGGTGGTCAAATAAATCATGGTAAAATGTTTATTAAAGGCCTCTTAAACGGTGAGGAGAATGTTAAAATAAAAAAAATTTAATTTATTAAACCCCATCTTTATATAGTTAGGGTTTTTTTTATGTCTAAGAATATTTATAAATAAAAACATTATGAAAATTACAAAAACAAGTGAGAAAGGTATTGATTTAATTAAATCTTTTGAAGGATTTATGTCAAAACCTTATTTATGTCCAGCTAAAATCCCAACAATTGGGTATGGAGCAACTTTTTACCCTGACGGTAAAAAAGTAACCTTAAATGACAAAGCGATTACTGAAGCGGAAGGTGTTGCGTTATTAAAAAGTATGTTAGTAAAGTTTGAACAATACGTTGATTCTTACTGTGTGGATACAATTAATCAAGGTCAATTTGATGCATTAGTTTCTTTCGCCTATAACTTAGGTCCAGCTAACTTAAAATCTAGTACATTACTTAAAAAAGTTAATACTGACCCTAACGACCCAACTATTGAAGTTGAATTCTTAAAATGGACTAAAGCTGGTGGTAAAACACTTAAAGGTTTGGTAAGAAGAAGAGAGGCTGAAGTTAAATTATATTTTAATAAATAAAAAAAAATGAGTTATACAAGAGAACAAATTGAAACAGCAGTTAAATCAAAAGGATACGTTTGGTTTGAAGGCACTAAAGATTACGATGTGAACATTGTAGGGGTAAGAAATTCCGCTACTGGAGATAAAGTTACTAATGTATTTGATGATACAATGACTATATCTTATAAAGAAAATGGTGAATGGAAATTCCGCACTTGGTCATGTACAACAGACCCAGGTAAAAAAGGGGTTATGGAGTATCATAACGCAGCTGGTGTAGCTAGATTAGTGGAAGGTCAGTACAGAGGTTCACACACAATTAGATTACACCAAGGTAAGTATGAGGCGTTAGGTCAAGCAAAGAATGTTAAAGTTTATCGTGATGCTAATCGTGATATGAAATATGATGAGACTAAAATTACTGAAGGTGTTTACGGTATCAATATTCATAAAGCAGGTGCTGATTCTACTTACGTAGAGAATTGGTCAGAAGGTTGTCAAGTATTTAAAAAATCAGCTGATTTTGAAGAATTTATGAAAATCTGTAGAAAAGCTAAAGATATTCATGGAAATTCATTTACCTACACTCTTATTGAGTCAAAAGATATTGTTTAACAATATTTAAACAGTAAACCTATAAATCTAAGAAATAGTCATTAATATTAATAAATGGGTAAAATTAATAAGATATCAAAGACTATAGATTTTATAGAGTACATATCAAAAAATATGGAAAAAGACGATTTAATGTTGTTATATAAAATTAATAATATAACACAAGAAAAATTAGAGTTATTTTTCGATTTTATATACTCACTAAATGAGTTAGTTTTAACTACATATATGGGTGATGATGTTACTATCGGTGAAGAAAAGAATAATCATTTTAAATGGTGTTGGTCAAAAGTGATTAGTTCCTTTAAAGAAGAGAGAATCTACTTCATCGATGTAACAGAATTATTTAATTATTTTAAAGAGTTTTATAAAGAATCTTTTTATTACGAAGAAGATAAAGATATTGATAGTACAAAAAAGATAACCGAGTTTTGGGGACAGTTGTTTGATTTTAGTAAAGGTAAAACAATGTCTGAATATGAAACTCTTTTAGAACTCTACAAAATATTTAATAAAAGTTTTGTAGTAAATTAATATTATTTTAACCCAATACTGTTTAATTTTAAACAAATTAGGTTAATTTAAATAAAAATGTTTTATGAATTTTAAAGATTTAAATATTGTAAGTAACGAACTTATACAGGAAAAATTAAAAGCCGAATCCAATATCGAACACTTGATATTAGATAAAAATTTAAATCCAGAAGAAAAAATAAAAAGCATAATCAAGGAATTAGGTAGACTAAAAGACGCGTCATTAATGATTACGTATTGGGAGTCTTTTATATCTAATAATTTAATAACCCCTAAAAACGAAGGGGAAAATAATAATGAATAAAAAATAATTAAAATGGAAAAAATTATTGAACTAGAAAATCTTGTAAAATCTTTTAGAGATGATTACGAAAAATTTATTGAAAAAGGTAATAAAACTGCTGGTACTAGAGCAAGAAAAACTTTACAAGACATTCGTAATGTGGCTAAAGACACTAGAGATGAAATTAGTAACACTAAAAAACAAATGGTAACACCGTAATGGGAGAATTTTTTTTAAATAAAGTTTTATTAGTTATATTCATAATGGGTGTCTTTAATGTACTTAAACACTCTTGGAATATAATAAATGGGTTGAGGTCGGAAGTACCCACTAAATACGAAATCTCTACTTGGGACAGGTTTTTATTGGGTCTTTCTATCTCATACATTATCACAGCATTACTCACAGGAATTCAATTATAATGATACAAAAAAGAATAGACAAACTACAACCTTTTTTTAAGGGGTTAAAAGTTGCTGAAGGTTATAGAATAGTTGAGGTTAACTTAAGAAAGACTTGGGAAATAGAGGAAACAGATGAAATTCAGGTTTCACAAAAAGAAACCAAAGAACAAGGTTCTCTTTATAATATGTTTTATTCAGATACAAAAAGTTTTGATGAAATTTTAGATTATATTGAAGAAAAGGTAATTAACTATAATCTAGAAATTGAGGAAAAAGAAAGATTACTTAAAGCTAAGGTTGAGGAACTTAAAAGAGTTTTTGAAACAAAAAGTTTAGATGAACTTAATCACCTTAAATTCACTACAGAAGAGAATAATCTAAAGTTGAACGCAAAAAACATTATCGCTAATGTTACTACAACAAACGAACAACAAGATAATAACAAAACAACAGAAAAAATTTCTTAAAATGGGGGTTCCTAAAAATTTTCACCAAACAGTTAATCTACCTAAAATGGCTGAGGCTTTAAATGAACTAAGTTTTTATGATTTTGAGTATTCAGTGGTTTTAACCGAAAATTATAATAAACAATTACGTGAAGCCGAAATCCTAGGTCACATCATTGAAACCGATTTAAATGTTATTGGTAGAGGTGGTGATTTAGAATTTAGATGTACAAAAAGTTTTAGTGCTTTAGATGACGAAACCGCTAATAATAAAATTACAGAATGGTTAGACACTAAAGTAGATAAGGGTGAGATATCACACTACGAAATAAATGGGATGAATTCTAACACTTTTTATGAAGAACTAGAAGAAAGACATTTGGATAAATTATTTGTTAAAGAAGAAAAAGGGACTAATTAAGTCCCTTTTTTTATTCCTCATTAAAGGCTCTTTCAGCCATTTCCTGAAATGTATGGATTAACCAAGTAGTACCTGAGGCTAACATACCGTCAAAAAATACGGAAGTAACTTCATTAGGTATTGTAAAAAATCCAAGATTTAAATCTCCTAAACCATAGTACAAACTAGGTGAGAAAAATGTTAATGAAAGGAAGAATCCTGCCCATGTAGGAAAACACATCATACAAGAAACTAGTTTACCCCAAAAATTAGGGCTCTTCTTAGTCAAAAACTCTCTCATACTGCCAAATATTGTTCCATAAACAATGATATTTGACAATCCATAACAAACTAAAATAAATAATAATGTATTCATACTGTATTGTTTTTATATTTATAAGTATAATGAATTTATATATATAATGAAAGAGTCTGTAGGAATTTTAATAATAGCAAGAGATACAAATAACTTTCTTTTGTTACATAGGTCTGATAGGCCAATAGTATGGTCCATTTTAACGGGTACTATGGATGTTGAAGGTGAGACACCATTAGATTGTGTTAAAAGAGAGATTGAAGAGGAAATAAGGGTAGATTCTAGTCAAATACAAAACATTAAGTTATTAGATACAATAACAAATGATTACGGTCTTTTTCATGTCTTTGTTGGGTTTGTTGATGAAGAATTTAAACCTAATCTAAAATTAGATGAAAATGATGATTATATGTGGTCTAATGAAAATAATTTACCAAAACCAATACATAAAGGTTGGAATAAAACTTTCCAATTAGTAGAACCCATATTAAATTTAAGAGAATCAATTAACAGAAAATTAAACAAATTGTTATATGAATAGAGAAGAATGGGAAATAGAACAAGAAAGAAGAAAAATTGTACAAGACCAATTAGTAACTGAACATAAAAAAAATAAGTTCATTAATGAGATAATGGGTGGTTTGGGTGAAATCATTAAAAAAGAACCAAATACAGTTCAAAAAAAACTCACTAAATGGGAAAAATTTAAAAAATTAATAGGATGGAATTAAAAAGTTTTGTTGATTTTGCTTACTCCATGGTCAATATGGATGAAGTAAAAGCAGGTAAATTCCTTTTACCAAAAGAAATAGTATATGATTTACGTGATGATTTACATAGAGAAATCCATAGAGAAATCCAAAGAGAAATTAAAAAAGATAACAACACTAATTTAGACCAAGAGTTTGAGGTAGAAATTTATAACATAAATTTTAAATTCTTAAAAAACACTATATAATGGGTTTAAAATCATATTTACACACAGATTTAGTAGAATGTGGTGTTGATGAGGTCGGTAGAGGTTCGTTAGCTGGACCTGTTTTTGCGGCAGCAGTAATCCTACCCAAATATTTTACATCTGAACAAATTAAAGACTCAAAAAAACTAACAGAAAAAGGTAGACAAAGAGCTCTTAAAGAAATTGAAGAAAATGCGATAGCTATTTCAGTTGAGATGGTTGATGTGGAAGGTATCGACACCTACAACATCCAAAACGCAACATTTGGTGCAATGAATAAAGCTATTACTTCTTTATCAGTTAAACCTGAACATATCTTGGTTGATGGTAATATTTTTGATTCTTTTGAAGAGATACCTTATACTTGTGTTATTAAAGGTGATAATGAATATCTTTCTATTGCTGCTGCTTCAATTGTAGCTAAAGTTTATCGTGATGAATACATGAACTTTCTCCACGAAAAATTTCCTTCATATAAGTGGGATAAAAATAAGGGGTATGGAAGTAGTCACCACATTCAAACTATAAAAGAAGAAGGTATAACTAGTCACCATAGAAAAAGTTTTTTAAAGAAAATTTTAACGACTACTACTTCTATATAGTCTATTGTAACCTACACCAGTTACTGAATTCAATTTTTTGTACCATTCTTTTTTATTTTCTTTAGGTACAGAACCAAAGAAAATAATGTGTTTAACTCTGTTGTCATAGCAATGGATACGTAATCTATTGTACAATCTAGTGGCCTCACTAACATCCTTACAAGTAACCATATTTAAAGCTAAACCTTCTATAACAATTTTATTATTTAAAATAACAACCTGTTTAGGGTTTTTATCACTTAATTTACTCAACAAAACGTAACTAATAATCTCTTGGGTGTTTAATTTTCTATTTGCACCCGTTACCGAAAATTGTTCCTCTATTTGATATTCAGAACGGCCTAAAACAACCCAATCAGGGTCCTCCATAAATGATTCTAATAATTTACCATATTTATCCCGTAGAATAATACTTTTATCACCCTCACCTCTTTTCTTTAAGAGTAAGACATGATAAACTACCTCCGTTAAAACTTTGTTTTTATAAACTTGTTTTTTCGGATATTGTATTTGTTTATTACTTACGTTTGTAAAACGATAAAGAGCATCATATTCCCGACTATATTTGTATAGTGTTTTGACTTTCTTATCATTTTCTGTTAATATTATTTCGTACATATTACTTTTTAATATTACATACGTTTACAAAAAATGTCCACACTATTATTATTAACAAATGAAAGAATATTATGATATTTTAGGTTTAAATGAAGGAGCTAAAGAAGAAGATATAAAAAAGGCATATAGAAAAATGTCTAAAAAATATCACCCAGATTTAAACCCAAACAACAAAGAGGCTGAAGAAAACTTTAAAAAGGTTGTTGAAGCTTACGAAATATTAACAGGGAAACAAAAACCAAAAAACCAAGGAAATCCTTTTGGTGGTTTTAACCCTTTCCAAGGAGGTCCACAAAAAGCTAGACCTTTAAAATTAGTTATAGAATTAACCCTTGAGGAATCTTATTATGGTTGTGATAAGATTATTAATTTCCATTCTACCGAAGCTTGTGACAAATGTCATGGGGAAGGAGGTTTTGAACCACAACAGTGTAACCAATGTGGTGGGAATGGTCATATACAACAAGGCCCATTTTTATTTATGTGTAATAATTGTGGTGGTAACGGTAAATTATTTAAATCTGTTTGTTATCACTGTAATGGTAATGGTGCTGTTAAAACGATTAGAAGTGTTGAGGTTAAAGTACCTAGTGGAACAGTTGATGATTCTTTCTTTACCTACCCTGGTTTAGGTGATTGGGTTAAGAATGCCCAAAGGGGGGATTTGTATTTTATTACCAAGTTAAAACCACATGATGTTTATACTTTAGAAGGTTTAAATCTTAAAAGAAAATTAGACATTCCAATCCTAGACATTTTATTAGGTATTGAAAGTGAGTTTAGTACTTTAGATGGTAGTGTTAAAGTAAAGATACCTAAGTTATCTGAGACAAATAAAACGTTTAGATTACGTGGTAAGGGTTTTGTGGATGGTTCTACTGGTATAACCGGTGATTTATACGTTACATTAAACCCAATAATACCAAAAGAATTATCTGATATTGAAGAATATAAGATAAGGGAGTTAAAAAATATGCCCAACTTTAGTTAAAGGATATTTATAATAAAACTTTAATGAAAAAAGTAGAATTACTTAACGAGATAATGGGTGTCCCTAAAGATTTGGACCCATGGGTTGAATCTTTAACAAAATTACTATTGGATGAGATTAAATCTGAAATAAGAGGTGGTTGGGCCGAAGAAGGTAGATTTAACTACACAGACCCAAACACAGGAGAAGAAATAGAAGATTTTGCTAATAAATCAAATGATGTTGAAATATCTGGTGGTGAGGTAATGGATTTTGTTATGAAAGACAATGGTTTTAGTGATATGAAAGATTTCCTAAATTCAAAAATGTTTCAATCATTGCCAATATGGAAACCTAGGATAACTTTTAATGTTGTAGGAATACCTTCGATAGTGTTAAAACAAGAGGATGGGACAATACAAGCCTCTGTAGGTGGTGAGATAACCCAAAAACTAAGTAAACTAGGTAAACATATGGTTTTATCAAAACTATACCTAGATTTTAATGTAATTATTGAAAAAGAAGGTATGTCTACTAAAGATGTTAATGAATTAAGAGAAACTATAGCTCACGAACTTTTACACGTTTATCAAAAATGTAAACAATTAAAGGCTGGTAAAGATGTACATTTTGGTAAAGAAACCGCTCTAAATGCTGTGGCTAATAACCATTATTTTAGGGAAATAGGTATTGATTGGTGGCGTGATTTTCTTAATTTAGTATACCTACACTTATCTTTTGAGATTAACGCTAGAATTGAACAGTTATATTATAAATTAAAAAATAAGGACATTAAAACAACTGATGATTTTGTAAGAGAATTACATAAATCAGAGGTTTGGCGTCAAATGAAGATGTTGGAAGATTTTAACGCTGAAGAATATTTAAAAAGTTTCCAATTACCGTCAGCTGGTAGTAAACGTAATCCATTATATATGTTACATAAATTAATGAGAGATACACAACTTAAGTCTATGGGAGTAGACACAAGTTCCAAGGATAGTGCTATAAAATCTTTAATAAACCTTTGGGATACTGTATTAGAGAACGGTGTAAAAGGAATTCAATCTGTTGGGGTAAATATTAGTATGGATAAAGTTCCACAAAAAGCTAAAGAAGACCCTTACGTATTTTTTAAATTCTTTGAAAAACGTTTTCATAAAAAAGCTGAAACATGGAAGAAAAAAATGTACCGAGTTGGTGCATTAATTTTACAAGAAAACAATGAAGGTACTTTACAATAAGTTTTTTTAATAGTAGATTTAATATATAATAAAAATAAAATATTGTTAAAATGATTAAAGAAGGAAGTAAAGTAAAAGTACATTACACAGGTAAATTTGAAGATAATAATGTTTTCGATTCATCTACAGGTAAAGACCCAATCGAATTCGTTGTTGGTGAGGGTAATTTGATTCTTGGTTTTGAACAAGGTGTTATGGGGTTGTCGGCAGGTGATAAAAAAACTGTTGAATTAGAACCAGAGCAAGCTTATGGACCATATAACGAAGAACTAGTTAACCAAGTACCTCTTGATAGAGTACCTGAAGGAGTACAAGCAGGTCAAATGTTGGAAGCACAAACAGAAGCGGGGCCAATTCCTGTTGTTGTTACTGATGTAAACGAAGAAACTGTTACCATCGATGCTAATCACCCATTGGCTGGTAGAAAATTGATTTTTGAATTGGAAATTGTTGAAGTAGCGTAATTTTTAAAAAAATCATAAAAAAAATAATCCTATATGTTAATCATGTGGGATTTTTTTTTATCTTTGTGTTATGAAAAAACCCTGTAAAGAATGTCCTCACTTTATCCGTAATCGTCATAATGATATGATTGTGGAGTTCGGTGAAAAAACGGGAAAGAAACACAATTGTCACATGACGGAAGGAAAAAAAGATTTGTGGAATGTGACGGATAAAAAACTTGAATGTTATGGAAGTAAAAACTAAATTTGGAACATATATAGAAATGGAAACAGAAACTAGTACAAAAATAAGTACAGATAAACTCGGAGTGTTTGTTGAACGACTTAAAAAAATAGGAATTGATGTAAAACTATCAGGAAATTTTCCTTGGGTTTATCTTGGTAAAATCAATGGTGTTAGAGTTACTGAAACATTTTATGCTAATCACGGGTTTACTGTGATGTTTCTTCCTAGTAGAATGGATAGTCCACCATCCGAGTTTACAGACATTACGGAGATTTTTAAATTAATTAGAAAATATACAAAAAAACCTATTGACAAATCAGAAAATAAATAGTATAATTTATAACTGTTTTAAAGAAACCTAATTAAAAAAATAGAAATTATGTCAAGATTAACTGAAGCATTACAAACTGAAAACACAACCACTAAGAACGGGATGGAAACTAATTCATCTTCTCTTAATGAGTGTGTTAACCTTTTCTTCTCCATTGGAGCAATGAGAGGTAAAAGTTCTGAGAGTGTTGTAAAACTTTTCTCAAAGGCTTTCAGTGAAGAACCAACTACAGCATTAAGAATCCTTTTTTGGGCAAGAGATGTTAGAGGTGGTGCTGGTGAGAGAAAAATCTTTAGAGATATTTTATCTTACCTAGTTGATAACTACTCAAAAGTAGTTAAAGTTAATCTTAACTTAATTCCTGAATACGGGAGATGGGATGACGTTCATATCCTTTTCGGAACTGAATTGGAAAATGACGCCATCACACTTCTTGTAGAAGGTTTAAAAAGTGGTAATGGTTTATGTGCTAAATGGATGCCCCGTAAAGGTTTGGTATTTAATAAAGTACGTAAAGCACTTAAGTTGGACCCAAAATCCCTTAGAAAATTACTTGTGTCTTTGTCAAACACGGTAGAACAAAAAATGTGTTCGAAAAGTTGGGCAGAGATTGAGTATTCAAAGACACCATCTTTGGCTATGTCAAGGTATACAAAAGCTTTTGGCAGAAACGACCAAGAAAGATTTGGTCAATTTATTGAAGCCCTTCAAAAAGGTGAAACTAAAGTTAACGCCGGAGCTTTGTATCCTTACGATGTTACCAAGAATCTTAGATTCGGTAATAAAGATTTGGCTAATGAACAATGGAAAGCCCTACCAAATTATATGGAAGGTTCAACAGAACTTGTCCTACCTTTGGTTGACGTTTCAGGTTCAATGGATTGTTCGGTAGGAGGTAATCCAAACCTTACATGTATGGAGGTGGCTATTTCTTTGGGTATGTACATCTCTGAAAGAAATGAGGGAGCATTTAAAGATATGTTTATGACATTTTCTTCAAATCCCGAAATTCAAAAATTGATGGGTCCACTTAGTGACCGTTACAATCAATTAGCTAGAGCTAAATGGGGTATGTCAACTAATTTAGAAGCAGCGTTCAAGACTATCTTGAATCAAGCAGTTAAATTTGGTGTTCCACAGGAAGAGATGCCAACAAAGATTCTTATCCTATCCGATATGGAGTTTGATTCCGCTACTAGTAGTGGTTGGGGAAATGAATCTGATTGGAATCCCTCGGCTATGTCGATGATTGATGAAATGTACACTAACGCTGGTTATGTAAAACCTGGAATTATTTTCTGGAACCTACATTCCAACGGGGGTAATTTCCCAGCAAGATTTGATGAGGTTGGAACTGCTTTAATTAGTGGTTTCAGTCCATCAATCTTGAAATCGGTTCTGAATAATCCTAACAGTTTAACACCTGTTAATATTATGAATGAAACCGTACATTCAGAAAGATATGAACCTGTAAAGGTTTGGATTCTTTAAAATATTGTGGTATTGAGGAATAATTGCAGCAAAATTAAAATCTTAAATTTATAGCTACATAAGAGAGGGCTTTGATAACCCGTCTAACCACAAGGGTGTAAAGGTGAAAGCCGGGGACCACTCAGAGTTAGACAAAAGAGTCAAACGATTCTGTTACCACAAAATTATTAAAAAGGTGTAATGGGTACGTCAAACGAGACTATAAGACCCAATAAACGAATGGTTTCTGCAAATTCTTCTAGAAACTTGTAAGAACGACGAGGGGTTTTACCGATTTACCCCAAATTAAATTATAAATTGGCGACCATAGGAGAGTTTAAACGTGGGAAAATCTCACACTTGAGGTCGTAAAACATACCTCTTGATTATCACAAGTAAAAATGGTAGTTGGATTTGTCTCAATCAAATAAAAGACACCCGAACCAAAATGGGTTAATAATATTGGGGTGGTTACTCAGCCACCGAAAATAACAAAAGGACCACCATTCCGACACCTAATTTTTTAAAGGGAGCTTGTCTCCCTTTTTTTATTTTACTATACTTAATAATTAACGGTTTTATTATATTTATTTAATATTAAATTATTGGAAATGACTAGAATAGAAGAGATATTTTTTGAGGCTTTTGAATTGGGTATTCAAAATAAAATGTACGACACAGTATCTAAAATGGTTGGTAGTGGCGATTATAAATACGTGGAACTCCGCCAAATTTATGAAATTGCTTTTGAAAAAGAAAAAAAGGTTTTAATTAATAATAATTTATATGAACAAACAAACAGTTCAGAAGTTTATCAACCGAGAGCTTAAGGCTAAAGATATTTTCTATTTAAAAGAAGTTACCAAAAAAGAGGCTTACGATTTTGTTAAAACTTATCACTACTTGGGTGAAGCTAAATTTTTTGCTAAATTTTCTTATGCTGTAATTGATAGGGAGACTGAAGATATCATTGGTGTTGCTACTTTCTCTAATCCACAAGGTAATGTAGCTTTAAAGGGTTGGTTTGGTTTATCCAATGATAACCAAACGGTTTTAGAACTTAGTAGACTTTGTGTTTTACCTGAATTAAATGGTACAAACCTAACTTCATACCTATTAGGTGGTAGTATTAGATTACTAAAAAAAGAAGGTGTTAAGGCAGTTATAACATTAGCGGATGATAGTAGACATAGCGGTAGTATATATCAGGTCTGTAACTTCACCTATTACGGCTTAACAGATAAGAAATCAGATTTTTTTAGATGGGATGGTAAGGTTAACCCTAGAGGTTCAACAAAAGAAGTCCAAGGTGTTTGGATTCCTAGAACAAGGAAACATAGATATGCTTATATTATTGATAAATCTTTAAAGTGCTTATATATTGAAGAAATGAGACCACAAAAAGGTGATACAAATGAATATGATTGTTGTGCCGGTAAAAAACAAATTTACGACAATAGATTTAAAAAATGGTATTCTTGCCCCAAATGTGATGAAATAACTGAATTAGCTTTTTAAAATGAAATATTTTTTTGAAATTAAAGAGATAGATAAAACTCTTGCTATAGAATTTGTACAAGAAAGACACTATTCAAAAGTAATGCCTAAATTAACCAAACATTGGTTAGGTTGTTTTTTAAACAATGAGTTAGTTGGTGTTGTTACATTGGGGTGGGGGACACAACCCTTACAAACAATTAAAAAGTTATTCCCGAACTTAAAATCAGAGGATTATTACGAAATTGGTAAGATGTGTATGGATGATTCTATGCCTAGAAATTCAGAGTCACAGATGTTAGCTCAAGTAGTTAGATGGATGAAAACTAATTTACCTGAAAAGAAATTTCTTTATACATGGGCAGATGGAATTGTGGGTAAAGTTGGGTATGTGTACCAAGGGTCTAATTTTTATTATGGTAATTTTATTTGGACCGATATCTACATATCACCTTTAGGGGAGAAAATACACCCAAGAAGTTCAAAAGCTTTATTGAAAGAAAATGCTGAATTTTCGGGTAAAGAAAAATTATTTTGGATGACCCCTGATTTTATAAAAATAAAAGGTATTCGTAGAATTAGAGGAAAACAATTTAGATATATATACCCCCTGAATAAAAAATCAAAAGAACTTTTAAGAAGAGAATCTACGGTAGTATGGAACAAAATATACCCAAAAGAAGTTGACCTGTTATGGAAAGAACAAAAAGGTAAAGGTGATTATGTTTTATTAACGAGTAAACCTGAAATGAATTTAAGTGTTGTTGAATATAATCAAAACAATGTTAATGCACATAAAAAGTTAAAGAAATCTTAGGATATTTATTATTGATGAAAAAAACTATTAGAAAAGTATTAAGAGAAGAACAATTATCATTGTTCGATGATTACGAAGACACCAGTTATAAAATATGTTCCCATTTTAAAGATGAGGACCAGCAGAACCTATGTTCAAATTTAAATTCTCTTGGTAAATTTTTATATTCAGAGGATGGTTTAGGTTTACAAAGAATCATTGATTTTAAAACCAACCAAATGAAAAAACTTGTTGATTTAAACAATCAATACCAAGAACCACTAGCTATTTTATGGGAAACAGGTAAATACAATCAATCAGGTAGATATGATTATATCTCAAAAGAAAATGACTACTATCAAAATGAGGCCATGAAATCTGTTAATAGAGTTTATGATGATAATGGTAAATGGGATTCTATTAATAAATTAAACACAAATTATTCTGATTTAGCTGAACTATTAACAGAATTATTTATCAGAGGTAATATGGTAGGTACCCTAAAAGATAAAAACGCTTTAGGATTAAGGAAGTATCTTATATCTATTAAAGATAAGTTAGAAAGAGTTATAGATAAGTATATAAAATTAGATGAGTTTAAATCTTTCGTAAGAAATACAAAACACTTATCAAAAATAGGTGAAAAAGCTGAAAACGATGTTAAAAACATTTTAACAAAGGCTCAAATAGATACAGTGTATCAGGGGGGTGATGGGGACTTTGTTGATATGATTTTTGGTGTAGACCTTATAGTGAATTCTGGTGGTGAGGTTTATACGATACAAGTTAAGAGTAATGAGATTCAGGCAAAAGAATCTAGAGGATTAAAAAAATATGGAAAGATTGACTTTACTGCTTCACCTACCGATTATGGTATTATTATGTTTGATATAGATAATAACGAATTAAAATTCGATAAAAATGGTGATGAAATCTAATAAATGGAACCAAAAAAACTTTTAAAAATACATAGTTTTTTATATGGTATAAATGAAATCTTAGGATATAAGGGTAATACTATTATAGAGACTGATTATATCTACGCACCATATTTACCTATGTTTATAGAAGAAGATTTTAGACCTAGGCAAGGGATTGCTTCAAGGTATGCACGAAAAATCGTGAATAACAATTTTTATGGGAGAGTTACACTTGGAGCCGATACGCAAAATACCTAAATTTAATTTTGACAATTCAATAAATTTTAATTTTAATTCTTACACTGTTAATGCGGGTGCAAGAACAATACGTGCAACATGGTCACCCGAATTAGCACAAGATTTACAAGCATACCACGGGATAGACGCTGAGGCTGAATTAACGAGGTTATTATCTGAGGAATGGGCTAGAAGTATTGATAGAGAAATTATTAATACTCTTCTTGCTCAAGATTTAATAACCGTACAACCATTAGGCCGACCAATCGGTCATCTTTTTTATTTCGATTCCCAATACGAAACATTCGAACCTAAAGTTTATGACGATGGTTCTTGGAGTCTAAAAAATATTTTTGAAAGTTCCATTGGTTTTAAAATAGAAATATCCCCACATAAGTTTATTTAATTAATTTTGCCGATATTTATTGTTAAATGAATTTAACGTGCAAAATAACCTTTTCAATAGATTTTTATTGTTATTGGGATTTTTTAAATTTAAAAAAACTGAATCAAAAGATGAGGCTTTTAATAGATTAAAAAAATTAGTTCTTTCTGTTAAAAATAGGGAGGATTTAATTAATGCTGTTAAACTAATAAACCACTTTAATAAAACTTATGAAATAAATCCTGAATCAGCGGAATTTATTTATTTTAACAAAATAGTTAATTTAATGAGATTGATTATTCGTAAAAAACATAAGAAAAGTGGTGACAAAAATGACGAGGGTCAGTGGAAATGCGAAATAGAATTAGAAAGATATTAAAAGAAAATTCTGATGAGTTAGGTAATTGGTTTAATGAAATCGAACCGACCTTTAAAAATTGGAATTTTGAGTTTGATGGTAAACACGAATATTGGGTCGATTTAACTAAAATGACTAAAGATGAAATTAGTGTTGTTGCTGATTACATTTTAAAATGTTTACCAAACATTAGTGGGTTACGAAAAACTAAGTTTAAAAATTTAGGAGATTATGATGGTGTTGTCATTCATTGCGGTAGTGAAGATAATGATTATTATCCCACAGAAAATTATGTATGTTTTATGGAGTTTTCTTTTGATGATGACGAAGAAAAAAATAATAGTATTTATATTGACGGTAGAGAAGTGTATGAGTACATCAAAATCAAAGAAGAACAAAATTTAAAAGAAAGTTTAAATTGGTCTGATAAAGACACAATTAATTGGGATAAAGACCCTAATTGGGGTACTGATAACTATTATGGCCCTGACACTAACAATTGGACAACCGATACAGCAAAAAGCCAATGGGTACAAGGTGATGGAGGTGGTGTCTCAAAATCATCAGAAGATACAATGTCAGAAGAAGATGAAATAGAATTTGGTGACGATTTTGATTGGGCTAAAAATACTGGGGTACAACCAAATTATAATGGACATCCACAAGGTGTGGTTTATCTTCGTGACCATGATGAAATTGATGAATTTTGTGATATTATAGAAACTTATAATGGTGGTGAATTACCTAGAGGTAATGTAAGAGAAAATTTACATAGTGGTTTAGAAAATAGTAGGGATGAATTAGAGGGTAGTGACTATAACCCTTCTAATGCTGTAATATCAGTCTCATTTTTTGTAGAAAAAAACAAACCCAGTTTATTGTCCGTTGGTTATTGGGGTTATGATGTAGCTGACAGGTCAATTTTTGAATGGTTAGAAGATGGTGACACATTTAACAATGAATATGAATTATATACCAATTTAAATCAAGTTAAAAAGGTTTTTGAAGATTATCAAAATCCTGAATTAGTGAAAGAATCTACTGACCCAGAATGGGAGTGGCTAAATGATGTACCTGTTACAATCCCATTTGAAATGGTTGAATTACATAAAAAATATAAAATAGAAGTAAAAGAAGATTTACGAGACGCTATTGAGTCATGTGGTGATAATTCAAGAATATTTGTACAAGGGTATTACGGTGTTGTCACCAAAACTGATACAATATCTTATAATCGAATACATTGTGATTCAGAAATAGAAGATGAAGTTTTTACTTTACAATTATATTTTTATGATATAGATGATAATAAAATTAGTTACTTTTGGGTATCCTCTAATATGGTAGATTTTTACGAAATATAATGAGAAATTTAATTAAAAAAATATTAAAAGAATCTACTGACCCAGATTGGGCATGGCTAGATGAGATACCACCAATTATAGATGGTTGGGATTTATATCATAACAAATTAAAAGGTGAATCTTTTACAATAAATCTTAAATCTGAAGTTATGACTGATGATTGTGTTGATGAATACTTCCCAGATGATGTTGATTATGAATCTGAAGTAAAAGTAATATTAGTAGAAGTGGTACCAAAAATGAGGGTAAAAACAAATGGTTGTTATACTAAAGAGGTAGAAGTATTATTATTAAAATTTTATGAAAGTACTAATGGACATGATGGGATTAGTGACAATTTTAGTGGTGAAAAAAATGGGGAGATTGCTAATATGTGTGATAATAGATGTTGGTGGGTTTACCCTGGGTTAATAAACGTAAATTATTAAAGATTTCTTAACATTAGATATTTGTCCTTTTTACTTTTATGACCTATATATTGTTATATGAAAATAATATTATTAACACTAATAATAACAACAATCACATTTTTATTACTGACAGTCTCAAAAGACAGAAAAGAGTATTTTGATTATTACGGAAAAAAGTAATATCTTTGTCTTATGGAAATAATTGATTATACTTGGTTCACAACATCCCAAACAGTTGGTATTGTTTTAGTTAAAGACCCCTATGATGGGTATAAAGCATATATTGGTGTGGCGAAGGGTGGTAACGAACTTGACGATGTTACCCATATTACAAAATGGGGGAGTAGTTTCCCTATCGAAGCGGCAAAAAAATTATTTACACACATAAATTTTACAAATTAATTGACAATTTAAAAACTTTTATTATCTTTGTAACATATTTAATTAATAAGAATAAAAAAATGATAACAAATAACATACATATCAGCAATCGTAATCAGTGGTATCAGCCGTGTTTTATTAACAATGGTAAGGGTATGTTATGTGTAAATGGAAGTGAGGAAATAATTTAATCACAGAAGTAAATAAAAATATAACAAACCCAATTCCAAAAGAGTTGGGTTTTTTGTTTATAAAAAAAAACGATGTGTATATCAGTTGGTTAGATAGACACTCTGATAAGGTGTAGGTCGGAGGTTCGAGCCCTCCCACATCGACAAAAAAGAAAAAGTTCTTTGATGTATTGGTATTAGTAATGACTCAGTAGCTCAATTGGTAGAGCTCCACACTGTTAATGTGGCCGTTACAGGTTCAAGTCCTGTCTGAGTCGCTGAGGTTGATTGGGGAATGATATAACGTTAACGTGTCAGTAGTCGTGGTTATATCGGAGTTGTAACTGTCCGAGTAAAGCCAATCGTAAAAGGGGATGTCCACACAACCATCTTCCCCTTTCCTAACTTGGGAACTGAAAGTCGTTTGGATACGGCAGCGAAACTGTAAATTTCGTCCTCGCGGGAGTGGTTCGAGTCCACCAGGTCCCACAAAAAAAAATAAATGTAATATAAGTGGATTTTAACTCTGTTTGTTATATTTATAATAAAAGAATATTATGAAACAGAGAGAAGTTAAAATTACTGATGAAGAAATAAAGTTGGCATATGACAAATACGACACACTACATCAGGCATCCGCAGAATTAAAAATGACTACTGTGTCATTATGGAGAAGGGCAAAAAAAATTGGTTTAGCCTGGAAAGATAAAAACTTTAAACCTGAACAACAAAAAATACCTTTAAACGAGATTATAGAAGGTAAACATCCGTACTACCAAACCTTAAAATTAAAAAAAAGGTTATTGAAAGAAGGGGTTAAAGAAAATAAGTGTGATATTTGCGGTATAATAGATTGGAATAATATAGAGTTATCAATGCAATTAGACCATATTGATGGTGACTCACACAACCACAAATTGGATAATTTAAGGATGGTTTGCCCTAACTGCCATTCACAAACAAACACTTATTGTGGTAAAAATAAAAAAATCAAAGCGGAAATTTGAAAACAACATGTCTTCCTGTATATTTTATACGCGTCTTTGGTGTAATTGGTAGCACGGCTGGTTCCAACCCAGTCGGTCAGGGTTCGAGGCCTTGGGGATGTGCAAATGGTGATGTAGCTCAGTTGGTAGAGCAAAGGACTGAAAATCCTTGTGTCGAAGGTTCAATTCCTTCCATCACCACCATTATAGGGTAATGGACTAATTGGCAAGTCACCACGTTTGGGACGTGGGCATCGTGAGAGTTCGAGTCTCTCTTACCCTACTATACAATGTCCTATGGTGTAATTGGCAACACGTCGGTTTTTGGTACCGAAGAGTCGAGGTTCGAACCCTTGTGGGACAACAATATGGTGTTTGAAGCATTAAGGTGATGTACTAGTTTGTGGGACTAGGAAAGACGGGTCGGTACCGTCCTTACACCCAAAAAGGAAAGGTGGGTGAGTGGCTAAAACCAACAATCTGCTAAGTTGTCGTACCTGTAAGGGTACCGAGGGTTCGAATCCCTCCCTTTCCTCCATATGTGGATGTGATGTAACGGTTAACATGAGACTCTTATACAGTCTTCTCGGTGGTTCAACTCCACCCATCCATACTATTACACTCTTAGCTCAATGGATTAGAGCACAACGTTACGGACGTTGGGGTTGGTGGTTCGAGTCCATCAGAGTGTACAATAATAAGGCACCATGCCCGAGTGGTTAGGGGTCGGTCTGCAAAACCGCTTACATTGGTTCGAACCCAATTGGTGCCTCTATCTTTAATTTCTTTTATATTCAATATAGGCCCAAACACCAACAAATATTGGGGTTAGTATAGCAATAACTATTTCTGTATTCATCGCATAATTGTTAAATGTCCTGTTATCATTTTACGTGAGTCATCATACTCAGACCCATACATTATTCTCCAAACATAAATCCCATCAAAACACATTTTATTATTATAAGTACCATCCCAACCAACGGTATGATTGTATGATTCAAAAATTGTTTCACCCCATCTATTGAATACCAATAAATTATAATCATAGACATCAAACCCATCAGTAAATATTGGTAACCAAATATTGTTGAAAGCATCACCATCGGGGGTAAATGTATTAGGTATATAAATTAATTCTTGTGGACATTCTTGTATTGCTATATTAGCTTGTTCTTCATTAGAAACACAACCATTAACCGTTTGGGAAACGCTAATTGTATAAAAACCAACATTATTCCAAACATAAGGTAAACTATTATCTTGTATTGTATCACCTTCAACAACCCAATCAAACAACCCAGATAAAGATGAATAAGCTGTATAGATTCTAAAAATACTATCACCTTCACAAAGTTGGTTAAATTCATATGAAGGTGTTACAGATGTTATGATTGGTTGTGGGTTTACAATAACGTTGATTGTTGTATCAAATGGGCAATTACTTTGTGTATATGTATAAGTTACATCATTGTTTGTTATGATACCTTGTTGTGGGCAAAATTCATCAGTCTGAACCCCATTGACTAAGAAAGTACCATTTAAAGGTGAACCCACTAAATCTACACAACCATCATAATCACAAAAAGGACCAATAGGGTCTATTGTAGGGTTTATGTTTAAAATAAATGTAGTGAAGTAAGAGGTATCACTATTACAACCAATAGGACTAGTAGAATAAACACTTATAGAGTCTTGATATAAACCACTAGGTTCTAATGACCAATCCGTTGTTATATTATCAGTACCTTGACCATTTATTATTTGTGGTGTTGTAGACCATATGTAGTTGTAACCAACACCCATAGAAGGTACACTATAACTTTCTGATGTTGATAAATAACATACCGTATCAGGACCACTAATAGGTGTCATTATTATTTGTGCTGGGTTAGTGAGTGTTGCATTACCTGTTACGGTACAACCTATACCGTCTGTAATTAAAAAACTATAATTACCATAACAAAGGTTAGTGGGGTTAAAAGTTGTTTGTAGAGTATTCCAAGAAATAGTAGTGACACCATTGGTTCCGTTAGGGATTACATTAATACTACCATCACAATAGTTATAACAAGTTGGGTCAATAAAAGTAATTGTAGGTTGTGGTAAGTTAGGTGGACCAGGTTGTACAAACACCGTATCAGGTCCTGGACCGGCAATACTATTACAAGTATTCCATCCAACATTACAAGAAGGATATACTAGTTGACAAGTATAATTAGCTCCTTGTACAGGTGGTGTAACCGTAATGGACGCACCAACCCCAATTGGATTTGGGTTACCTACAATATACCATGTTGGTACAGGTAAAACAGTTGGTCCACTTGGAGTGTATCGGTACGCATCATTATTTGCTGTCCATTGTGTGGAATTCCTACCTGGTACAGTTATCGCCACGGTTCCTGTGGTATTATGTAATCCTTGAACCGCGGTACCTCCCGCCCAAGCTAGACAGTTTGGTTTTGATTGAATATAATTTTCTATTACGTTTGTTGATTCATAAATCACTGTATGAAATGTCCCCAGTAAATTTGTACATGAAAACATAGGGACACCAACCCAACTAACAACTAATTTTCTACAAGGTGCTGTACCTTGAACTTGGTACCTAATTTGCCCACCTAAACCTGGGTGCCAATCTTGCCAAGGACCCATGACACAATTTTTTGGTACTGTACCCGCACCATTAGGTATTGTTGCTGAAGTAAATGTTGTTGGTTGTGCCGGTGAAAAAGAAATCCAACCGTTAGAACCAACCCAAAATTGATTGTATGTTTGTCCAAAGAAACAAAATGTAAACCCAATATTAAAAGGACCTTGTTGTGAATCATCCGACATAAATAATTGTGTACCAGTATTTGTTTGTGTTACATAAGGAATATTTGTAACACCGTAGTTTGTTGTTTGATTTGGATTTGAACCTGGTCCACATTGACTAAAATCGGCAGTTAATGTTGTTGACCCAACACCACAAGGTAGTATTTGGTCTGGTCCTAAATAAGGACAGTATTGTGAATAGGTCACAAAAGAAATTAGTATAAAAAGGTATTTAATTAAGTTCATTTTTTTTTTATTTATAAATATAATATTAAGACGTATTTAAATGTAAATAGAAGGAACACTTATCCCAAAAGGTGGGATTGGAGAATATCTAGTACTTTTGGCTTATTTTTTAAATTTACGATTAAATAGAATATTTATATTATATGAAGTTAATTAGAGAATTCGATGATTTTAGTTGGACTAATATGGGTACACTTAATCCGTTTATGAGTGATGACCCACTTGTTGTTGTATGGTTAGATAAATCTGCCACTGAATCAGAGATTAATAAATTATATGATATGCTTTTGGAAGTTAATATAGAAATTAGTACATCAAAGTCAGATTTTGTAAAAAGTTTATTAACATATTCTAGAAATGGGTCTGCATATGTTAAATCTTACATAGCTCAAAATGGTGAAAAAAGAGCTGGGTATGGTGATACAAAAGCTTTATTTGATGAACATAAATATTGGAAAGCTATGGAAGATTTAGACGGTAAACCATATATAGAATATAAATTAGGTGATATCTTTAAAGATAGATTAAATGAGTCTGAAGAGTTAAATTGGATTATAGAAAGTAACCCATCATTTAGAAACAAGATAATTATTTTTGAACCACTGATTATTGAGGATGAGTATAATATTGTTATAGATGGTTTATTAGAATTTGATGAGGACCTTTATACCTATAGTGGTAATTTAGAAGAATTAAGACCTTTCACTTCTTATGATTATTTACACCATTTAGTTATAGGTTTAAATGGTGTAGTAGCTTATGGTGGGGCCAATGAACATAACAACGAAGACTGGGGTGGTTTTATGGATAACGTAGAAAATTACATAGGTAATTATTATAAAAATTTTAACAACCCAGAAGTTATTGATGGAAGAAAATATTTTAATCTTTAATAACTCCAATTAATACTTATTGATATGGATAAAAATTTTTACATTAATAAATTAAATAAAACTTTAATTTCACAAACACATAACCCTCTTTTTTATAAAGGGGATATAGTAGAAGGTTCTAAAATTCTAACTAAAGAAGTTGTAGACTCAATTAATGTTGATAGATGTTCTATATGGTTATACAACAAAAATAAAACATCTATTGTTTGCCAACAATTATATGTTAAATCTGAAAATATGTGGTATGATGGTTTAGAAATCTTTGAAAAGGATTTTGGACCGTATTTCGAAGAATTAATAAAGAACCCAATAATAATAGCTAATGATGCTGAAAAACATCCAGCAACATCTTGTTTTACTGATGGTTATTTAAAACCACTGGGTATTAAATCTATGTTAGATGTACCTATCATTTATTTTGGGGAAACTATTGGTGTTATATGTATTGAAAGTTTTACATTACGTGAATGGGATTCTTTTGAGGTTGATTTTACTCAATTATTATCTTCTTTATACACTTTTGCTTATTCAATAAAAGAAACAAACAATTTAAATAAAAAAATAGAAGAAACAGAAAAATTTATTGACGTATCGACAATTATATCTACTGCTGATAAAAGAGGTAAAATTACATATGTTAATAAAAAATTTGAGGATGTTTCTGGGTGGTCTTTGGATGAGGTAGTTGGTAAAGACCATGTTATTGTTAATTCGGGATTACAACCTGATGGATATTGGGGTAAAATGTATGAAACGGTAATGAAAGGTGATGTATGGAATGACGTTGTTACCAATAAAGGAAAATCAGGAGAATTATATTACGTTGATACTTTTATTAGAGCAATTTTTGATACCGATGGTAAATTGGATGGATTTGCTTCAATAAGACAAGATGTTACAGAACTTAAAAAAAAGGAAGTTGAAATTCGCAATAGAATGAACGCGATAAATAAATCTAACGCAGTTATTGAGTTTGATTTAGAAGGAAACATCATTTTTGCTAATAATTTGTTTTTAGAAACTATGGGATATTCTTTACAGGATGAAGTAGTTGGAAAACACCATAGAATTTTTATAGATGAGGAATACTCAAAAAGTGAAGAATACTCTCTTTTTTGGGAAAAATTAAATGAAGGGGTGTTATTTACCGGTGAAATTACTAGAATTAAAAAAGACGGTTCTTTAGTGTATCTACAAGCAACATACAATCCAGTTATCGGTTTAGATGGTAAGGTTTATCGTGTTATGAAAATCGCGACAGATATCACCAATTCCTACGAACAAAAGAAAGAAATTGAAAAGAAAAACACTTACCTAGAACATGCGGCTAAAATATTAAGACACGATATGCATTCAGGTATTAATACTTATATGCCAAGAGGATTAAGTTCTTTAGAAAGAAGATTAACCCCCGAAGATATTAAAACTTTAAAAATTGAGGCCCCAATTAAAATGATTAAAGAGGGTTTAAAACATTCCCAAAAAGTATATAAAGGGGTTTACGAATTTACAAATCTTGTAAAGAAAGATGTTGTTTTAAATAAAACGGAATGTAATTTAAAAGATATACTTGAGGATTATTTATCAGCGACAGCATATAGTAGTCAAGTTATTATTGATGAGTTACCAACGATAGAAGTTAATGAACCATTATTCTGTACCGCAGTCGATAATTTAATTCGTAATGGGTTAAAGTATAATGATAGTAATACAAAATTTGTTAAAATATATATGGAAGATGGTAATCTAATTATACAAGACAACGGTAGAGGGATTACACAAAAAGATTTTATTCATTTATCCCAACCATATACCAGAAAAGAAGGCCAAAAAGAATCTGGAACTGGTCTAGGGCTTAATATATGTGTAGCTATTTTAGAAGAACATAAATTTAATATTTCGTGTGAGAAAAATGACATAGGGACAAAAATGAAAATTGAACTAAAATGATAAAACTAAAAAATTTATTAACCATATTTTTCATAAGTATGGTAAGTATAGTGTATTCACAACCAACCTACCCTATCCAGACACAATTAAAAGGTGATTCTGTGGTTATTCTTACAAAAAAACAATCTGATGATATTAATTCACTAATTGAGAATCAAAAAATTAGAATACAAAAATATAAAACAGAAATAAAATTAGTTAATGATACTAACACGTTATTAAATAACGATATTAAAATAAAAGATAGTGTTATTAACCAATTGGATAGTTTGTTAACCGTCCAAAACAATTATTACGATAGTTTAATTTCTAAAATAGATACGTTAGAGAATTGGATTTTATCGTCGTCGATAGATAATGGGTACCTATATTATTCTTGGCAAGACTCAACAGTTAAAGTTATTGATTTAAGTTTGTATATGTTAGTATCGCATAGAGGAAGTGGTAATTATAGTTTAATTACAAGAGGTGATGTTACTAATATATATTATTGGAAACAAATAAATCTACTTAAAGAAGAAAGTCCTGAGATTGGTTGGGAATTAAATATATCCCCAAAATATAAACCAAGAATAGTATTATTCCCATATAAATTAACCCCAAAATTATGATAAAAAATATTTTAATAACAATAATGTTTTTGGGTTTTTTTACTTCTTTAAATGTAAATTCACAGACTGATAATAACCCCAAAAAAACAGAGATTGAACCTACATGTCCTAGTGATAGTCGTATAACTAGTTTAATTAAAAAATTAAATTACGAACCAAATAAAAAATTAACTAAATACCAATCAAGCTTATGTCAAGAAATTGGTATCTCTTTTTATAATAAAGGTATGTATGATGAGTCAGATTGGTATTTAGATAAGGTTAGTACCTATATTGATGTTGTTGATTTAAAACCTGAAAAAGTTTTTGACACACCTAAAGAAGAACCCGTACAAGAGTTAAGTGACTCAGAATTATCTAGTATTAAAGCCGACCAAAAATTTTTAGATGACCTACCAAAATCATACGATAATTTATCTAAAAAAGATATAAAAAAAATTGCTGATGAGATAGAGTCAAAACTCCAAAAACTATTAAAAGAAAAAAAAGAATTATTAAAAAATAAAGCTAGTCAAGAAGTTATCAGTTCTAAAACAAGTACTATACAAATATTAGGTAAAGAAAAAAATATCATTAATCTTAGTGTTAAAAATGATGATTTAGTTACCGATAAAAAAACCTTAAAAAAATATTTATGGTGGTCCACAATTGTTCTTTCTGTTTTGGTTTTAGGTATTATTGTTTTATTACAAAGAAAAACAATTAAAGTCCAAGACATAGAAATCGAAAACCAATTAAAAGACATTAACAAGAAAAACACTTACCTTGAATATGCGGCTAGAATAATTAGACACGACATGCATTCAGGTATTAACACCTATATACCAAGAGGGTTATCGTCATTAGAAAAAAGAATTTCAATTGAGGAAATGAATAACTTAAAAATTACACCCTCAATTAAAATGATAAAAGATGGTTTGGCACACACACAAAAAGTATATAAAAGTGTTTATGAGTTTACAAACCTTGTGAAAAATACTGTAGTTTTAGATAGAAATATGGTTGATATAAAAGAATCTTTATTAAAATACTTAACAAATACATCATATAAAAATCAGGTAGAAATTAGTGAATTAGTTACACTAAATGTAAATGAAACTCTTTTTTGGAACGCTATTGATAATTTAATTAAAAATGGGTTAAAATATAATAGTAGTGAAAATAAAGAAATTAAAATTTACATGGATAATAATGATTTAATTATTGAAGATAATGGTGTTGGATTTTCACAAAAAGAGTTCGAAAGAACAACAGGTGAATATTTAAATAAAAAGAGTAATTCCGAAGTTGGTTTAGGTTTAGGTATAACCAAAACAATTTTAGAAGAACATGGTTTTAGTATGATGTGTGAAAAAATTAACACTGGTACAAAAATAACGGTTAAATTAAATAAAAATTAAAAAAAAAATGATTGATTCTATATTATTAGTTGATGACGAGGATTTATTCCATTTAGTATTTGAGGATGCGTGTTCCTTATTAGATATAAGTTTGTCTTTAAACGCGTTAAACAGTTCTGACGAAGCAGCAAAACTATTCCAAAAATGGTTCCAAAGTGGTAATGAAGACAATAAACCAGAATGTGTTTTTGTTGACTTAAATATTATTGGTAGTTCTTTTGATGGTATTGAGTTAATTAGAAAAATAAACTTTGAATATGGTAACCATGTGGTTATTGGTATAATTTCATCGTCTAATGAACCAGATGAACAAGCTAAAGCATTACAAGCTGGAGCACAGTTTTGGATTATTAAATCAGACGATATAGAACCAAGACTAGAAGAATTTAGAAAAGATTACGAAGGTTATAAAAATAGAACCGCACCATTTAAAGTTTACAAATGATTAAAATAGAAAGTTTTACTAAAAAAAGTTTAATAGATTTATATAAAGAAAAAAATGTAGGTCTTGAGGGTAATATCACAAAATTAATTGATTCTGAGGATGATGAAGAATTTAAAGATTATTTAAAAGATTGTGAATTAAGAGATACCGAAAAAAGGAAGAAGCGTCTTGATATGACAAAAAAAATACAAAAACAAAATCAAGAACTATCTAATTTAAATAATGAAAACGAAAGAATTCTAGAAGAATTACAGGAAACTTTAAAAGACGTTGAGGATTCCAAGTTGACGTATGAGGTTCAGAATAAGGAACTTAATGAGTGGAAAGAAGATAACCTTAGATTAACTGAAGAGTTAAAAAATGAAATGGCTAAATCTGAAAAGGCTAGAATAGATGCGGAAAAAGCTAAAGATATGGCCGAAAACGATTTAGATTTATTACAAAAAAGAACTCAAAATGAACTAATCTCCACCATTGTTAGAGTTGCTCTATGGATAATCATGGGTGTGGGTTTTGTAACAACTGGTGTTTATGTCTTCACATTATTAATGGGCAAAGACACTCAAGTTATTAGTGCTACTTGGTCTAACATATTTGGTATTCTATTAACAAATGCATTTTCTATTGTAGGTACCATTATGGGTATAAAATACGCAACAGAAAAAAAAGAATAAAAATAGTTTGACAATTAATAAACTTTTACTATATTTGTACCATATTTAATTAATACGAACAAAAATTTTTATAAATTCAATGAAAACAACAATGACATACAAACAAGGGACCGTTAAAACGGTTGATGGGAAAGTGGATTCACTTTTCTACGGACATGGGTTGTCATACTGGAGTTGTTGATTTGAATTTACTCTATATATAGAATAACCCTGGGTCCAAAAGATTCAGGGTTTTTTGTTCTTTGATATATCGGTTTAAAAAAAGGAAGGGTGGCAGAGTTGGTCTATTGCATCTGATTTGAAATCAGAAGTACCTTTGAAAGGGTACCGTGGGTTCGAATCCTACCTCTTCCTCATAAATGGTCCATTGGTGTAGTGGCCAACATACATCCCTGTCACGGATGTGCCGCGAGTTCGATTCTCGCATGGACCGCAACTAACCATAAATCCTAGTAACCCCTAGGTTGGTTAAACAGTTCCTTAGCTCAGCTGGGAGAGCAACTCGCTTACATCGAGAAGGTCACAGGTTCGAACCCTGTAGGAACTACAATAAATTGCCTCATTAGCTCAGCTGGCTTAGAGCGTCTGATTTGTACTCAGAAGGCCGTGGGTTCGATTCCTACATGAGGCTCAATTAATAACAAACAAATAAAAACGTCAGATTATGGAAAGTGGCAAGTATGGCAAACACAATCCCTCGTAGCAAACAAGTGTAGGCAACGGACTTTTAATCCGTGGGGCTGGGAGCGTTACCCGGCGGGGGAACAAAACACACCGAGGCTTAGTGGTAAAGAACTATCTCTCATAAGGATGGTCAAGTGGGTTCAATTCCCATACTCGGTACATTATATTGCGGCAAGGTGTAATTGGTTGCATGGGAGTCTCATAAACTTCAGGGGTGGTTCGAGTCCACAGCACGCTACTAATGGGGATATAGTTTAATTGGCTAAAACATCTGATTTGCATTCAGAAGATGTCTCGGTTCGATTCCGAGTATCTCCACAATAAAATAACAAAAGAAAAAGAAAGAAATTAATGAAGATAGTGTTAACAGGTAAATTAGAATCACATAGAGAAATTTTTAGAGGAGAAAGAGAAAAAAATAAATTGATTAAAAGAATAAAAAAATTTATTTTTAAAAGAAAAAACGCTTAATAGAACAAAGTACAAGTTCAGGGTGGGGTGCGGTTCCCACAAATGCGGGTGTAGCTCAATTGACTAGAGTACTAGCCTTCCAAGCTGGGAGTTGCGGGTTTGAATCCCGCCACCCGCTCCATACGTCAGTGGCGGAATTGGTAGACGCGTTGGTTTTAGGAACCAATATCGTTAAGATGTGGGGGTTCGACTCCCCCCTGACGTACTTTTATTTTGCCAATTAAACAATAACCCTTATATTTGTAATTATGAAAAAATTAACCTTTATTAGTGACACACACACCAAACACGAGAAACTTAACGGTTTTCTTCCTGGTGGTGATATGTTAATCTGTGCTGGTGATATCACTAGTAGAGGTTATAAAACTGAAATTGAAAATTTTCTTAAGTGGTTTGATAAAATTGATAACTATGACCACAAAATTTTCATAGCAGGTAATCACGACTTTGGTTTCCAAGACCAACCTAATGAAACTAAAGGTTTGTTAACTGGTTATAAAACAGTTGAATATTTACAAGACGAACTTTTATTGGTTGGTGATGAGGATTATGACGATATGGTTAAAGTTTGGGGTACTCCTTGGCAACCTGAATTTCATAATTGGGCATTTAACTTACCAAGAGGACAAGCTTTAAAAGAGAAGTGGGATATGATAACAGTTGGTACTGACATTCTTATCACTCACGGACCACCATTTGGCAAATTGGATTACGTAAAATACCCAAATCAAAATGTTGGTTGTGAAGAACTAATGAAACGAGTTGAAGTAATCAAACCAAAAATTCACGTATTTGGACACATCCACGAAGGTTATGGTTATGTGTTTGATGGAAATACTCACTACATTAACGCAGCTGTGTTAAATGGACGATATGAGTTCCGCAATAAACCTGTGAATGTTTTATGGGATAAAAACACAAATCATTTGGAATTTGTTGATTAATAGGTTATCTTTGTGGTATGAATAAAGTAAAAATATATTTGGATGACATAAGAACTCCTAATGACAAAGATTGGTTGGTTGTTAGGAGTTTTTATGAATTTGTAGACTTAATAAATAAAGTTGGTTTGAATAACATCGAATTAATTTCATTAGACCATGACTTGGGTGATACTGCTATGAATGAGTATTATAACAATGTTTCACCTAACTACAAATTAGATTATGAGAACATAGAAGAAAAAACTGGTTACGACGCGGTTAAATGGTTAGTTAATTTGTTTTATTCTTTGAATGAACATAGAATCAACATGAGTAGGTCTGAGAAAAAAAGGGATAAAAATTTTTATTTCCCTAAAGTTGTGGTTCATTCAGCTAACCCAATAGGTTCAGCTAATATCATGGGTTATATCAATAACTTTTTAATGAATGAAGGTAAATCACAAGATTGTATAAGAGTTAAAATTGAGTATTATGTATGATACTGAGGGACCAGAATTAACAAAACAACAAAAAAAAGATATTAAAAAAGTTGTTGACCGTTATCTTAGAATTAGATTCAAGAGAAGGGTTAGATTATTAATAGGATTAAAATTAAAATAATGAAAGTTTCATTTGATTTTGATGGTACGCTTTCTCTTAAGAGTGTCCAAGAATACGCCAAAGATTTGGTGAGTAGGGGTTTAGATGTCCACATTGTTACTAGTAGACATAGTGATAAAGCAGCCAAAGAAGCTGGTTGGTGGTGGATATTGGACCAAAATAAAAATCTATTTAATGTTGCTCAAGAATGTGGTATTGATGAAAAAAATATTACCTTCACAAACGGAAGGGACAAGATAGAATATTTGAAAGGTAAAGACTTCAAATTTCATTTGGACGATGACGAAATTGAATTAATGTTAATTTTTGAATCTGATGAAAAGTGTATGCCTTTGAACGTTGGTCATAGTGATTGGCGTGATAATTGTGAAACAGAAATTAAAAGTTAATATGAAAGTAATTTTTCTTGATAATGATGGTGTAATCTGTTTGGCAGATAATTGGGGTAGTAGAATGAAAAAATTTAAAAAATATCATTCTAAAAATCCTGATGTTAAATTTGATGATAGACCAATTGATTGTAGATTAGATAACTTTGATGTGAAAGCAATTAAAGTTTTAAATACCATCCTTGAACAAACAGGAGCTGAGATTGTGGTATCTTCTGATTGGAGATACCAAGCTTCTCTTGAGGAACTTGGGGACTACTATCAAAGTCAAGGAATTATCAAAAGACCTATTGGGGTTACTGACATGTTTAAAGATATCTACCCAAGAGAATGGCAAAGATTGAGAAACTACGCCAAACTTGAGTATGAGAGACAAGCAGAAATCAAACATTGGTTATCGCAACATCCTGAAGTAACTCATTGGGTTGCAGTTGATGATTTAGATATGTCAGAAAAGTTTGGGTCAATCTCTGGTAATCCTAATAGTGGGTTAACTAACTTTGTCCTAACACCAAAATCAACACAGGGAATTAAACAATCAGGGATTAAAGAAAAAATCTTAAAATTTTTAATGTAATATGGCTAGATTAAGTAGAGAAGAAAAAATGAACAAAGCTGTTGTCGACATTATTAATGAAATGTTTAAGATAGCAGGTCATGAGGTAACTTATGACGATATCAAGGACCGTAAGGATAATTGGTACGCCCAATGGACCATGACTGAAGCTCAATACGACGAATGGAAAAAATGGGGTAAAAAATATCTCCAAAAGAACCTTCGTATGTATGCAAAACAAGCAGAAAAAGAAATGTTATGGGTAGGTATGATGTGGGGATTAAAATTTTCTGACCTACAACTTGGTTAATTAGTGTTTTTATTTCTTTTATAGGATATTTATAATTAACAAATTAATTAGTTATGAGTAGAAATATTAATAGAAGTACTTCAGCTATTGTTGATGAAATTCTTAGAAAGAGTAGAATTCGTGAACAAGAAGAGGAAGAAGAAAACAAAGATACTGAAGAAAAGAAAACTGAAACAAAAGGTGAACCTGAACTTTATAAATTAAGTAGTAAGGTTATAGAAATTCTTAATAATAGAATTAAAGATGAGTATACAGCTCATTACTATTATAGAGCGGCTACTAACTGGTGTCAGGATATGAATTATAAGAAAGCTGCTGAGTTCTTTAAAAATGAGGCTGACGATGAGTTAGAACACGCTCAAAAACTACAAGAGTATATGACAGGTTTTAATATTTTACCTGAAATAGAAAAAACAGAAACAAAACACACTTTTGGTAATTTACTTGATGTTGTTTATGGAGCTTACACTATGGAGTTGGCTTTAATGAAAGATTATAATAAAGATTCTCAGGATGTTTTTTCTGATGATATCACAACATTTGATTTTTTAACTGAATTTAGAGAAATCCAAAAAGGAGCTGTAATTGAATACAATGATTTGATTAACGCATCCAATTTGATTGATAAAGGGGATAAATTCCAAATACTTTATTTTGAACAAACTTATTTTTAAGTAATTGTATCATCGAATAAGGACCCCTTTCAGAAATGTTAGGGGTTTTTTGTTTTTATATTGTTTAATTAAAAAAATAACTATATATTTGTGTTATGGAATATTTTAAATTGTTTTTAATGTGGTTAGCATTTATTGTTATCACAACTTATTACGGGGATTACCTTGTAAGTAGAGAAGTAAACGGGTTCATCCAACTTTTAGGTTTCGTTGGAATGGTTGCACTCGTAGGATTAGTAGGAAACGAAACCATCAAAGTTTTAAATAATAAAAAAGAAGAAAAATGATTAGTACAGTAATTTTTGTAGTATGTTTAATTGCGGTTATCCTTACCGTTCTAAAAACAAGAGGTAGTATGTTTACGGTAACCCAAAACCATTACGGTCATGATAGTAAACGATTCAACCCATCTTGGCTCATTAAACCGATTGGTATTTTTGTTGTAGGTATCGTTATTTCAATGACCCAACCGTTTGCGATTGAAAAAGTTGACGCAGGTCACAAAGGATTAAAGATTAATTTGGTCGGAGACCAACGAGGTGTATCAAGTTATCAGTATAAAACTGGTTGGGTACTTTATAACACTTGGACAGAACAAGTATTGGAGTTTCCAACATACCAACAACACATTGAGTATGAAGACCAAGGTGTAATCCTTAAAGGTGGATTCTCAGCAACCATTAAACCAACATTTAACTATTCTCTACGTGAGGATGCTATTGGTGATATGTTTGTTAATTTAAGATTATCTATTAGTGAAATTGAAAAGGGTTGGTTGAAAAACGCTATTATTGGGGCAGTAAATGACGTAGCTAACACATGGGAGGTAGATAGTATTTTTAATCACCGACAAGCATTTGAATCAGCAATTGTTGCAGAATGTAATGTTAGGTTATCTAAATGGTTTAACGTATCTCAGTTGAGAACTAATATCACACCACCTGAGGCATTACAAGAGTCAATTATCGCTAAAACAAAGGCTATCCAACAAGCTGAAGCCTCTGAACAACAAGCTATCGCAGCAATCTCTGAAGGAAGACGTAAAGTAGCCGTAGCAAGAGCGGATTCTGCTGAAACTATAATCAACGCAAATGCGTCAGCACTTTCAATTAAGATTAAACAAACTCAATTAACACCTATGTATATTGAGTACTTAAAGGCGTCTGCTTGGGATGGAAAATTACCAACAACGGTAGCAGGTGGTTCAGGATTGTTTTTAAACCTAAACAAATAATGAAGAATGGATTTATTGGGATGGTGACAGTACTTGTTACCATCCTATTTCTAACAGGATGTGGTTGTAGTGACGAAGAATATTACAAACAAAAGTTTAAATTCAAAAACGGTGATTTTGTAACACATAAGGTTAGTGGTAGTAAAATTTTAATTATTGATACACTAAGATTTAATAATGATTGTGGGTGTGAAGTTGAGTTAGAATATCTTGGAGTAAACTCAAAAGAACTTAATGAACGTTATAAAGAAATTGAATTAACTAAATAAATTTATTATATTTGTGTTATGGAAAAAAGAAGCACACATTACGGAGACGTATCAAAATGGATTGAAAAGGTAATTGATTCTTGCGAGACATACCAACAGACATTTACTGTTAAAAAATTGATTAGTAATTTTGCAAAACAATTAAGAAATAGTGCCCCTGATAAATATTGGAACAGTTATCAATACACAGTTATTTGGCCACTTGAACATAAATTAAAATATAAAAGACAATCATTCATAGATAAGATTGGGGAATAATGGGGAATAATGAAATTGAACTAGAAAAAAATTATCTACCCGAATTTATTGACCAATTTGGTGATGGTCCTCTCGGTGAATTAGACCCTGAAGAATGGGGAGCATTAGAGTTTCTCAGATGGTTAGAAATTAATAATTATAAAATTATAAAAAAATAATAAATTTATGGAAAATATGAAAAGAGTTGATTGGTTTTTGTTAATAATATTTGTAGCAAACTTATGTGCTAGCATTCCATTAGGGTCTTTACCAAACATTCTTGGTTGGTCTTGTGCGGCAATGGTACAATTAAGAATTTGTTTAACCAAATAATATAAAAGGTAATAATTGTTAATTACAAAATTTGACTTTTTAAGAAATACAACTATATTTATAATATAAAATGAAAAATACGAACATCATATCATTATTAGAAAGATTAGAGAGATTTAGTCTAATGGAGATGGTATGATTATTTTTTAAATAATATTTTAAAACCCGTCTCTTAAAACAGATGGGTTTTTTTTTTGAAAAAGATTTGGTAGATTAAAAAAGATTACTTACATTTGTAAGACAAACAACGGGGGTAGGAAGTTAGAGATGAGTGTCCTACTCCCGTGACAAAAAGAAAAAGTTCTTTGACATATTAAAACGGGGACAAGGTAACCACAAACCCACTGGTAATAGGCAGTTCTTGAGATGGAATGCAAGACAGAACGTAACCCCTACCTTGTTCTTTTTTAAAATATATTGTGGTGGTAAGAAAAGGTGAACTCGTTAAGTTCATAGGCCTGTTGACAAAAGATGGTGAAACGAGTGTGGTTGTCGACTACTGCATCACATATATAATACATTGTGTTGTTCCCTTGAGAAAGGAATCAAGAATAAGAGTGGACAGACTTTAAGCACTACAACACAGAGGACTCAACCTCAAAGAACCTGTACCCTTGAAAAACTCGTTTAAGTAAAGCAGGTTTGCTCCGAAATAAAAGGGTATGAGAATAAGGAGTATTTGCTCGGGTGGTGAAATAGGTATACACGTTTGACTTAAAATCAAATTCCCATTGGGAGTGAGGGTTCAAGTCCCTCTCCGAGTACTGTGAAATGAACAACGTCACCACAAGAGTTGTACCTTTATGGTTTTATAATGTGGTATTTGGTCCTATCGACTATCGGTTAGGTCGTCAGGTTTTCATCCTGGAAAGCGGGGTTCGATTCCCCGTAGGACTACAAAAGAGGTGGATACTTTGTACGTAGATAATTTAGTAATATCTTGTCGTAGTGCACCGTTGACGAAACCTCTTTTATTTTTGGGTCCCGTAGTGTAATGGATTAACATAAGGAGCTTCTACCTCTTTGATTCAGGTTCGAATCCTGACGGGACTACTAAAAAAATATTAACTACTAGGTTCGATTTTTAATAAACCTTAAATATTTATTAATAAAATATATTATGAATTTTGAGGAAAAATATAATAAAGAAGAACTTGAGAAGTTAATTTTTGTTGAGAGTAAGAGTTATCGTGAAATTGGTAAAATTTATGGTGTTAGTGACGCATACATAAAAAAAGTGTGTGGCAGATTAGGGATTAAACTTAGAAAAAGAAAAAATTTTCCTGAAAATTTTATACCACACAATAAAGGTATGGGTAAAAAAGTTATATGTAAAAATTGTGGTAAAGAAACAAAAAGTTCACACGATAAACAAATATATTGTTCATTTGATTGTAATGTGGAACATAAAAATAAAAATAAATACAAAGATTACTTAGACAATCAAGAAAAATATTGTAATACCACATCAGGTTTGCGATGGTTAAAAAAATATTTTTTAATAGACCAAGATAATAAGTGTAATATTTGTGGAATAGATAATTTTTGGAACGGTAAACCATTAGTTTTTGTTATGGACCATATAAACGGTGATGCTAGTAATAACAAAAGAGATAATCTAAGATTAATATGTCATAATTGTGATTCACAGTTAGACACATACAAATCTAAAAATAAGAATTCAGCAAGGAAAGAAAGATATTTGTTAAACTACAAAAATATTTAAAATAAACGAGAAAGAGATACTCGTAGGGTTTTTAAGTATCCCTCAAAACTTAACGGAGCTGGTACCACCACGTCAAGGGGTACTCGTTGGGAATCGGAAGGAAGACTCTCCTATCCCCCAAGTAAGAGTTGACTTTTAAGTGGTAAGACACGTTGGGTTTTGAAATAGAAAAACTGTGAATATCTACTCACCATTAATCTCAGGTGGGGAAACATAGTCAGGTGGCGGAATTGGTTAGACGCTAAATTAACGAGTGGATAGTGTGCCATTGGGGAAGGGCCAAGAAAGTTACACATACAGGTTCAAGTCCTGTCCTGACTACAAAAAAATAAAAAATTATGGAAAATAAAGAAACATACCAAATGGTGAATTATGATGGTGATAGTTACGACAGTAAGATCCCTGTGGAATTAGTTGAGTCGTTCCTTAAAATGAAAGAACTAATGGAACAGGTGTCTAATGGGAAATATTATTGTACACCAAGTATGTATTATACAGATGAATTGGAAGGTGTTTCAGTAGGTATAGTTGAGGTTAATGGTGACGGGACACATATTAAAACACCATTTAGTTTAATTATCAAATAAAAAATAGTCAGGTGGCGAAATGGTGACGCCTAAATGAGACCCGTGGGGCGAAAAGACTCTCGTAGGTTCAAATCCTGTCCTGACTAATTTAGGTCCTTTAGCTCAGTCGGTTAGAGCAACAGACTCATAATCTGTGGGTCCACGGTTCGAGCCCGTGAAGGACCACAATCCCTTTGTATTGACAAGGGGATTTTTATTTTGATATTTAAAAATAATTCCTTATCTTTGTAGAAATAAAATAAGGGACTATGATTTTTGAGTATACACAACCAAAGGGAATTGAGGATATCAGATGTAATAAAGACTGTATGGTCAGGGCTGTAGCAAATATCACAAAAGAAAATTATTCTAAGGTTCATAAACTTATGTATGGTCATGGTTGGAGAGCCTCTAGAAAATCATCTAAAGGTAATTGGGAAGACCAAGTAACAAAGACTTTGGACGACTTGGGTGTTAAGTGGGAAAGAATTTCGTTCCCTGGAGTTAAGGGTCAAAAAAGAATGACAGCTAAGGAATTGGTGGAAATGGACCCTAACGGTAAATATATCATCAGAATTACCAAACATGTTGCCGCATTGGATGGTGGTAAGTTATTGGATACTTGGGATTGTTCTGATAAGTGTGTTTATTTTGTATGGAAAATTAAATAAGGTATGTATTATAGAATTGGTACTAAGGTTAGAATTGAGAAGGGTAAAAGAAGTTCCGTTTGGGATGGTATGACTGGCACTTTTGCTCATATATCGATGCCTGATAGATTTGGTTTTTGGATGTACGGTATTGATTTGGATGAACCTGATGTTAATGGGAAAACAAAGGTTATTATGGTTTCTACTAAACCAAATGAGGCACATAAAAGATTAACCAAATTGGATACCTCTGAACTACACCCAAAATTTATTAACTATAAAAAATTTAAATTTAAATAAAATGAAAAACATACATTTAATACCAACGGATAAGGAACAACATTCCATTGTTCAAAAACATACAGGATTACTTTTAATTCAAACGCCACGTAAAGAGTATAGTGGAACAAAATTAAACATCTACATCACTTCTAACGAAGAAATTAAAGAAGGAGATTGGTTTTATTCTGTAAGAGAATTAATTGAAAAAGCAATAATTAATTATCCTAAAAGAGAAAATTTTGGTAAAATAATCCTAACAACAGACCAATTTTTAATAGATAACGGTGTTCAAGCTATTGATGATGAGTTCTTAGAATGGTTTGTTAAGAATCCAAGTTGTGAGAGTGTTGATATTG